TTACCCTTTACCTATTCAACAAGAATTAAAAAGTTATAAACAAACGCCTACGGGTATTTATTTCAAACCCTATTCAATTTTTTAACATTATCTATTGACAATATAACACAATAATGTTATTATAATAATGTAATAAGGAACAAGGATTATTTCAAGAGTTGAGCTTAAACTTTTACGTGTTTAGACTTTATTAATAAGAATAAGAAAAGGAAGTAATAAAAATGATTATTGAAACATATATGAACAACCTTAATCAAGCGTGTGGAATTGCTGAAGATTTGGATTTTGATAATTTTGATAGTAATTCTCGACTATTTGTTAATAATAAAAATCAAGTCTACTTTGGAATGATTGTTAACTATTATGGTGATATTCAAGTTGTTAATCTTATAACTGGTGATTTTGGATTTTTTGACCTAGAAAACAACCAACTAGAAAAAGAGGGTAAAATGAAAGTTACTTATTTTATGAAAGATTTAAACCGTTATTTATTACAAGAATTTGACTATGATAATATTATCGAACATATTTAATTTTTTAATTTAATCTATTGACAATATAACAAAACAATGTTATTATAATAATGTAATAAAGAAAGGGAGTTATAATTATGACTAATAATGTATATACTATGGAAGATTGGAATAATGAAGCAACTGGTGAATTAAATCCAAAGTTATTTCAAGAAGTTGACTATGAAATCTATTCTGAAATGTATGAAGTTTTGCCACCTTATCCATTAGAAAAAGCAACGAAAAAAATTTTAGAAAATCAGTTAGGTATCAAGTTCATTCAAACATTTTGCATGGGTGAAGCTTATACAACGGATGATGACGACCCAGAAAGTTATCTTTACAAATCATTTGGTAAAGCTGAAGATGGTAAGTGTTATTATTTAGGTTTACGCCGTTCAGAATATGATTATTAATAAGGAGCAATTAAAATGGAGCCTATTGTAATGACGGGTAAAGATATGATTGATTTTCAAAATTCACAAGGTGATAATTGCTATTTTGATAAAAATTATCAAGTAATTAATATTAACCCTAACTATAAGTATCTAGTAGGATTGGATGAGCTAGAAAAAAATTCAATTGTATATAAAGTAATTAAAGAAGGTGATTAGTTTACCTTCTTTTTTTATATCAAAGAATAAAACAAGTAAGCAGAATAAAACAAGTAAGCAGAATAAAACAATATATTCAGCCCTACCTTCTTTTGTTGTAAAAGTCAAATAATAGATTAAAAAATTGTTGCAAATACAACATAATTTAGACAAACCTAACTTTATAACTTTACCCAGTAAAAGCCTTGACTTCTTGCGGTTGTTGTGGTATAAAATAATCTTAAAATTGTATCTTTACAAAGTAAATACAATATGATATAATATAATTAAAAGATAAGGAAGGAAGTATCACAATGAAAAAAGGACTAGAACAAAAAGAAGTTACTGTTAGTATTAATGGTAATAAAGACAAAATAAAAGTAAGCTATTTTAAAGATAGTAATAACTATTACATGAATCAGAATTACAAGAGTTTAGGCGTGGGCGATATTGCACTAGTAAAGGATAATACACTTCATTATATTGATAGTATATACTATAAGGAATTACACCGCCTTGACTCAATTCTGTTAAGCTATGATAATGCAGAATATAAGGATTTAAGCGATAGACTAGCTAGTGTTATCTTTGAATTAAAGCAAAAACTAGTTGAAGAGTATAAGCTTTTCCGGTAAAGGGAATAAATTAAACAATTCACAAGCAAGGGTAAAAACTGAGAATGTTGTAATATCAACGTTTAACGAGTTTTCACCCTTTTAATTTTATATATAAAAGATAAGCATAACAAGAGTAATTAGTGATGATTTTCACTAATTAAAAACAATAAAAAAGCTAATAAAAGAAAATAAAAGCCTTAATTAGACTGATAAAGCCTAAAACAAGCCTAATATTAGCTATATAGGACTAATACATAACAATACTCAAACAATATAGGACTAATTAAAGGCAGAATAAAGCCAAAAACGTATAAATAAATTAATAAAAATATTTTAACAACTGATAAATTTTAGAGCTAAAAAAGCCCCGAAAAGACTGGTACAATCGCATTCTTAATAAGTGGATCGATCCAATTAATTTTATAAATACGTTGACAATACGATTACATAATGATATAATATAATTGAAAGTTAAGGAAGGGAAGTGATAAGGATAAAAACAAACTAATTAAACAACTGAATAATATGGACTGTAACATTGAGGACAGAATATAGCTTAAATTAATTAGGGCTATACGGTGGATGTATATGATTAGGGAAGAAGATATTCAATTTTTAAAAAGGTACGGATTACTCTAAACATATATAGCTAACAACAACCAAAAATGGTTTCCCTTACCAGCTATCTGGGCGTTTGCTATTTACCTTTCAATATTATAATAACATTATTAGGCTTCGTTGTCAATACTTATTTATAAAAAAAAGAAACTTGATTATCTATAGCCCTATTTCTTTATATAACCTTGCTTAATTCATTTTTAGGCTTTAATGGTAGATTATATCTAAACAGTGCTAAAACGCCCCAGAAAGCCTTATATTGGAAATTAGGGCTATTCTAGTTATTGTTTATCTAGTAAAATGTTATAACTGCTAAAATCAATTAATAAAAATTAAAATTAGGGCTTGCATTTCATTAAAATTATGTTATTATATAAGTGTAATCAAATAAAGGCGCATTTAATAAGCGGTTAAATTAATCGCTTAAAAATTAAATAAACCTATTGACAATAAGAAGTAACAATGTTATTATTATAATGTAATCAAATGAAGGGAAGTTATTAAAATGATGAAGAAATTTGCTTATAACTTAAATGAATTGCTCAATGCTCAAAGCGCTACTAATTGGGAAGATTTGAACCCCCGTTATGATAGCCAAAAATCATTCTATGGTAAAGCCAAGATCAAAAGCCTGGTAAATGGTGTAAAGTTGCTATTATCTTATAATGTGGTCGTAGCTTGCATTTTACCAGATGGAAAGTTTTTATCTAATGGTATTTATAGCGCTACTACTAGCCGTCACGAAAAGGAATTTGCAAAGCAATTTTCAACCAACTATCAAGGCGACAAGCTAGAAAACTACGTAACTGGTAAAGACTTTCCAGCTATTGTATAAATAAAAAGTTAAATTTTTTATTGACAATATAACAGAACAATGTTATTATTATAATGTAATAAAGAAAGGGAAGTAATAAAAATGGAAAAGTTAACAGATAATGTAAAAACTGAATTAATTAGTCTTACAGAAACAACTTATGGCGAGACTATTTTGACAATGCAACGTGGTAAAGAAGAAAAAGAACTTGTTATTGCTGAAACTGGTTTATCAGGGGTAGTATATGAATCCGCTATTGATTATTATATGTATGACTTAAATTGGACTGAAGAACAATTTGATCAATACTGGGAAAGCGGGGGCGAAGATAAGGAAATAGATAATTATATTGAAGGGACCGTTGATTTTTACGATGATGATTCAACGTGGGAAGAATTAGAATAAAAATTAAATAAACCTATTGACAATAAGAAGTAACAATGTTATTATTATAATGTAATAAAGAAAGGGAAGTAATAAAAATGGAAACTTTAATAGCAGAAGCAGTTCGAGGAAAAAGAAAGTTAAAAATTAATCCAATGGGTTATCTAGTAATTATGAAACAAGATTCCGTGTGGGTTTGGCTTAATTGGGTATCAGATGATCTAACAACTATTTATAAAAAGATGAGAAAAAAGAAATATGATTGTAAGATCAATCCTTACACTAGCGAGATTAAGTTTGGAGATGTAATGGTTGGGTTGGATGAATTTGATGATTAAGTAAAACAGATATTTTAGAATATGTAAAGGGCTTTTCATAAGTCCTTTTTATTTTGCTTCTTTTATTATCCTTATCTATACAGGGGATGGATTGTTGCAATTGCAACATTATTATAGTTCATCCCCTTTGTCCTTACCTATTTAGCTCAATCTATGATTATTTAAGCCTGTTAGCTTGTCTGTGCTTGTCTTATTGTTTTAATGATTAATTACACCTAACTATCATAAAACGCCTCAGAAAGCCTTATACAAGCAATTAAGGCTATATGATAATTAACCTTTTATTTTATATTTATGTATTGACAATATAAAATGCTTATTGTATTATAATAATGTAAGATAAAGAAAAGGAAGTATTATCATGACTTTATTAATTAGTGTATATAACTTGTTCTACCTGCTTGCTAGTGCTTTGCTTAGCTTACTTGAGCTAACTTGTAAAACTACTGCTAAATTACTCAATATTGACTACTCGACTGCTTGCGCTGGTGTCTGCACTGTATTAGTAAGCTTTGCTGGTGCTGGTTTATTGTTGATTGTCTTATTCCTAAAATTAAAATTTAACCTAATCTAACTATTAACTCCTTTGGTACTTTTTACCGAAGGGGCTTTTTTATTTTGCTGGGTAGGCTTGCTAGTCTTTAATACTAGATAATACAGTTGAGACCACACCCCCGTTAGTCTTGAAGGCTAGGTACTGGAGGGGTGGTCATTCGCTCTGCCTAGGGTCATAAGAAAAATATTTTCTAAATCCTAGCATTTTCCATAGATTCATGAACAGCTATCTATATCTTTATCTTGCCCCTAGTACACCCCCGTCTTTTTAACTAACCTAAATTTGAATAAGGAAACAAAACAAAAAAGACCAAAATCTAATAATAAAATTTTTGGTCTCTAATACATTGTTCACTAAGCTTGTTGTAAATAATCAACGTCAACATCAATTGGCTTATATCTATACTGATCCAAGCCTATTTTCTTAATTGTGGCAACCATCTTTCGTGTTCCATTAACGTGCTTAATTTCTAAAATATTATATAAGTCACCAACTAACTTAACCGGCTGTTTATTCTTCATTGCTAATCTAGCTTGTGTTGTTAACATTATTCCACCCTCTTATAAGTTTTCTCAAATATATCCTTGTCAATAGCCCAAACCTCTTCTTGAGCTGAACTAATCTCAGTTAAGTCAATATCAACATAGCTAACCTCATCTCCTCAATTTATAAAAGAACTGTATGTCTGTAAGCAATTCTTTAGTAGCAGACTCTGAAAGTCCAATTACATTATTTTCAATGAAATCCTCAAACATAGACTGTCAACTACCACCGATTAAAATCGGTGGCTTGTAGCTCACAAGCCTAACGGCTCAGAAGTAGTAACGCACTATGTGCTCCTCCATACAGTGACTACATTTGGGCGGTTGACAACGCCCTCTATTAACAACATATCAGTCGCTAACGTTATTGTTTAATTCAAATTTAGGATGCTCATTACCAGCAATATATTGTTTACCTAAGTCATATAAATTCATAGCACCTATACGATCATCATTCGTAGTGAAACCACAATGACCACACTTATATAAATGCAATCTATGGTTACGATTATTCTTCCTAATTTGTCCGCATTTAGGACACCGTTGGCTGGTATAAGCGGCACTAACTGTTAGAACTTGTGAGTGACTAATCTGTGCTTTATAAGTTAGCTTCATAGCTAAATCATAGAAACTCCATGAATGTAAATCATGGGTAGCATCCTTAGTAGCATATCTACGTTCAAAGGTAACATTAGTTAAGTCTTCCAAAACAAAGAGGGTGTCCGAACCATAATAATCAACGAGTGTCTTAGATAACTGATGGTTCACATCAGACATCCAACGGTTCTCTCGCTGACCTAGCTTCTTCAAATGACGTTTAGCTGATTTAGTTCCTTTGCTTTGTAATTGTCTCCTTAAATAAGCAAACTTCTTACGCTTATATGCAATACTCTTACCACTAAAGAATTTAGTATTACCGTATTCATCATAAATGGTCATAATTTGTCGTAACCCACGATCTATACCAACAATATGTTTATTAGTAGTTTTATCCCAACTATCTAATTCCATAGTTACTGGGATATGTAAGAACCAATGTCCACTTGATTGAACTAGCTTAGCAGTACCCAATTTAGCATTTTGTGTAAACCAGTCTTGTGTATATTTATCATTAAATTTAACCTTAATTCGCTTACCTAAAACATTAAGGGATATTAAAGTTCCTTGTTTAACGAATGAATAATTTACGTTTCGCACATAATCAGCTTGTGGTCTACTAAACTTAATCGGATTATGCAACCAGTTTAAGTCACGATCATATTGATACCACTTACCAGTATTCTTGTCTTGAAAATGGTAAGGATGTTGAAAAAGCTGTTGCCTAACTGTCTTATAATGTGCATCTACGGTTCGATAAGTAGACTGCACCATTGCTGAGTTCAAACTTGGGTACCTTTTACGTAAATCATGATACAACTGATGATTAAAGTCATTACGTCCTACTTCAAAATGATGATCGAATACCCATTGACTCACTACATTACAAACATCACGATACAATCTAGCAATATCCATAAATTCTTGAGCCTGTTCATTAGTTGGATACAACCTAACTTTACTCGTTAAGGATAATTTCATTTAACCCTCACCTCTTTTCTTTATCCATAATCATTATAACACATCTTGGATAAAAGACTACCCCAAAATAAAAGAGCCTTATATCCCACGACTAAAGTCACGAGGTTCATGGCTCTTTTTAACTAAAATATTATTACTCATTATAAGCCTCCATGTTTAATGTTATTGACAACCAACAAAGTTAATAAGTCAAACAAGACCATTAAAAGCAAAATTAATAGAATTACCATTATTAACACCCCGGATTATATAGTACCAAAAACAAGTAAACAACAGTACAGAATATCCACCCACCTAAGTAGATGAAAAGCTTAAAATCTGGGAATGCTTGAGTAATACCCCATAGAAAGGCAAAACAAATAGCAATGTAAACTAAGTATAAAACCATCCTTACAACTTCCTTTCCTTATTTCAATTATAAGTATAACACTTTTAGTTTAATTTTCAACTACTTTTGTACAAAAAGATAAAAATAAAAAGTCCTAATAAGGACTTTACATAGTACTATACATTATCAAATGGTAAAATACTTTTCATGAGTTAATATCTTTTCTTTCGCTTTCCTAGAGCAAACATTGCTGTTAAACTAGCAAGTGCCAAACCGCCTAATCCAGCCTTACTATTAGCATTCCCAGTTTGTGGTAGTTCTTTAGCTTGTCTAGGCTGGTTATTAGTTGACTGTGACTGATTATCTTTAATAAACAGTCCATTACCATACTGTTGGTTGTTTTGCTGTGACTGTGACTGTAAGGATTGCTTATATTCTTGACGAGTCATGTACTGCATATTATCACTATCCTTAATTACTGCATTATCTGGCAAAGCTCCAGACCAGTCTTGATACTGATAAGTTTTAGTTTGATCCTTATAATAATGGTCTAAACCGTCACTATTAACATTGTGTACACTACCATCTGGGTCTTGCCAAGTAACTTCATTTGTTAAACCTAATTGTTGGCTACTTACAGGCTTACTGCTTTCTTGATCATCATTATTCTGTTTAAGTGATTGACCCATTGGAGTGTCTGCCTGAAAGTCCCCACCAGTTTGCTCAAAGGTACTGCCATTAGCATTATCCTGCGGCTTCTGGCTCTGCGACTTCTCATACTGGCTGACATCATAGTTGTGCAACTCATCTCCCAGACGTGTCTGTGATCGTAGCCATTCCTGATACATGGCCCCAGCCTTCGCATCAGCGGTTATGTAGGCGTTACTGAAACGATCACCATGACCCTGTTCCCAAGCTTGTTGGCGCTCTTGCAATCCCTGCTGATACTGGTTCCAGTAGTATTGGATCTGCTGATTACCATGGGATTCAATCTGGCTTTGGGTTTCATCAGCCTTAGCATTTTCAGAAAGACTACCTAATGCTAAACCACTGCAAATGAATGATGTTACTAAAAGTGTTTTCTTCATTTTAATAACTTCCTTTCCTGTTTCCTTATTTCAATTATAAGTATAACACTTTTAGTTGAATTTTCAACTGTTTTTTTGCAAAAAAATAAAAATAAAAAGCCCTAATAAGGACTTTACATAGTACTATACATTTATTATTACAACATACTCTCAACGTATGTACTCCCTCATTATTTTAGCTACTGATCAAGCTAACAACCAGTTAAGGCTAAAAATAGTTGGGCAAGTGTGTCAACCTAAATACCCCTCCTATTCTACCTGCTATTCGGCGATGATTGTGTTGATATTACTGATGTCTAATTAGTAATCGTGAGTACAATAACTTTATATAACCATCTATAGTAGAGGTAACATAATAAGTACCGACTGGTGGTTCTTTAAGTAAGATTGCTGGTACAGTATCTCTTGTTTTACGGTGTTCTGTTTGCCTAACTTCACCATCTATACTCTTAAATCCGTCTACATTAAGATACTTAACAATTGTTGGTATCTTATTAATACTACCCCACTTACTACCATTAGCCTGCCCTAATATCTTATAATGCTTACTCATATAAGAGCCTTCACTAAACTTAAATAGTGCTGTGATTGGCACTCCATAGACTGGATTAGTAATCCTTACTTTAATTGGCTTATACTCTGGTTGCTTTAAGTCAGTAGTAGAATTAGGATCATCAAGTACCTCTAAGTCTGATTGGTAAAAGTCTTGCCAAAATGGTAATCTTGCTAATGGAATATAAGCAATAATATCATTATCCACCGGTAAGTCATTAACTCTAGCTACCTCAAATGCTGGATAATTATCATAGTTAGGATTCTCCTCTAGGTTATAATGCTTAACAGGCTTAAAATTATCTGCTTGATTATCTAGGGTTAGATTAGTGAAGGTAGTAATCATCGGAATCTTAGAATAATAGTGACCATCATTTATCTTATCGGTTAAATGCTGATTATGCTTGTAATCCTTGGGTACTCTAAAAATCATATTCTTACCAGCAATCCCACCTACCCAAACTTGATGGTTCATTAGTAATGAAAAGAACTGCTTATAGGTAATTGCATTCTGGTTAGCCCAAACAACAAACTTCTTATGATACTTAGTTAAAAGAGCAATATATTCCCTAAACTTAGAAAATGGCGGATTAGTTACTACTATATCAGCCTGCTTTAAGTATTCAATGCACTCATTAGAAGCAAAATCACCGTTACCTAGTAAAGGAGTTACTGATAAGGCTTTATCATTACCTACATACTCCCAAGCACAAACATTGCCATTCGGATTATAATAAGTAGCAATCAGCTTCTTTAAATGTAAGCGTTTGAAATTATTATAAAAATACTTCCAGAAATTAGAATATTTTGGGTTATCACAATTGCAATACACTATCTTACCCTTAAAGTGATTAGTATAAAGACTTAGTTCCTTATCTATATCCTTATAGAGAGTATAGAACTCATCTTTTTTATTATGCTTTGCTAAGTCTAATGTTGCATTAGTAGCCAAATAAACACCTCATTATATCTTTTTATTCTATAATAGGGCGTTTACTAATTATTATTAACTTTTTATAGCTATAAACTAAAAGTGGTCATTACAACTACTGTAACAACCACTTTAGTGTTAATGCGAGAGGAGGCTTTTGACACCTCTATTTTTAATTTATTAAAATAATAAGACAATATCCATTTTATACTATCTCATTATTCTTACTTACATCCTACCACTAATCTGCAAAAATAAAAAAGCCCTAATAAGGACTTTACATTAATTATCAGCATCGCTAACCATTGAATACTTATTTCCATTAGGAACAAGCTTATAGTGCAGATCCCTAGAACGGGAATACTTACCTTGTTTATAGTGACAATCAATATCTAAATAGATAGGGATATAAGATTTATCATTAGACTGTACAATTTTAGATGTATCATGATCATTATCAGAACTGTAATTCCAATGCAAACCATAAATATTAGTAACACGATGTGTAACCTTTTGATAGCTGTGCTTAGTATGAGCATAATAGTCATAAGCTGGTACTGCATTAAGGTTTTGAATTACAGACTCATCCACTACCCTATCACCATCTGTTAAATAATTATCAGAACTATCCATTAGATCAGCTTCAAAACTATACAGAGAATCCCAGTCAACGCTAGAATCTGGATCAGCCCAATCGCTAGGCATTCCATAATAATCAACCGTTGCATTGATATGATCTACTTTAATTATTGGAGAATCTGAAACATTAATAGTTTGTGTATGAACAGTTTTAATATTGATTGGGATAAAAATTAAAAGAACAGCAAAGAACAAAATACCGAAAACTGAATAAATTATAATTCGTTTAATCTTCATTAGTTATACCCAATTCCATAAAATTATAATTAGTATTAAACTTTCCATTAAAATCTTTTGCAGGTACAATTACAACTTCATGATTATCTAAAAGTTTCAAAGAAGAATAAGTATATTCAGTATAGAAAATATCTTTAACTTCCTTATAAAGATAAGCACCTATAAAAGTAAGCTCAGGCTTATTTAAAGCAAGAGATACATTAGTAGTTAGTAAAGTCATACTTAAATAATATTTATTATCAACCCAGATAACTACATAATCGTCATCCGTTAAATCTTTTTTAGCTAAGTCTTCCTTTAATTTTTTAATTTCAGATTGCTGTTCTTTTACTTGATAAAGTAGAGAATAGCTAACATCAAGTAGATTTCTAGTACCCTTTTCCAAAGTATTGTTCAGTTCTGGGCGAGGAAACAGAAAGGAGTCACGTATTTTGTCTAAAGCTTGTTCTACTTGCTCTAATTTATCCTTACTCATGTTTTATCACCTCTTGTTCTACTGCGGGATCGGATAAAGTATGGATATAATAATCTTCCATATCATGAAACAGCAAAGCTAAATAACGGTGAGTATCTTCTCCATATCGCCGATCGTTTTTAGCTTCATAAACCTCCTGCATAGCCTTTCGGAATTCCTCTAAGGTATAGCCACCAAAATAGACCTTATTCTTAGGGTGAGTACGATTATATTCAAAAGTTGGAATTAATGGATTAACTGTATCTAGGGGCAAATCATCTTTGGTCTCATACAAGATTACATAATCAAGCAAGTCAATTGAAGTTCTATTAACCGAATACTTAAAATAGTATTCAATTAAACGAATACATAAGTAAGCTAACAAGCAAACAAGAACCATTGCCCCTACATAGTAAAAGTACTGTTTAGGATTATTTAAGTCATTAGGAATTAAACCAGCAATAAAAACCGGAATATAAATTAAATAACGGGTTGCAGTATAGGTGTGATTAATTTGTTGTAACACATTACGCTTATATTTTTTCGCTCTAACAGCAGTAATATAAGGTGAGATAAAGTAAACCAATAAAAAGCCTCCTTTATATTGTCATAGGTTTAACTTGATCATACTTCCACCACATTAACATTCTATCAATATAAACCGCATGAATCCAAGCAGGCAAGTCATCAGTAATTGATTTTATTAATGTGTGCAAGTCAGTTTTAGGTAATTGACGCAAATGAATAGTACTACTTATACCTGTAATATAAAATACAGCGTCATCTTCAATGGTATCACGGATTAAGATTAACTTATAATTATCCTCTAAGGTATATACAATTTTATCTTTACTCAATGGAATGCTCCCCCAAGAATATTAAAACTAGGATAGCTGGAATAAGAGCTACAACCACGCTAACCAAACCAGTTAAAACAGAGAAAATTAAATAGAGATACAAAGTATAGCAAACACCAATTGCTACAACACCTAAGATAACGCCACAAGCACTTAAAAACCTTTTCATAATAAATCACCATAGACCTTTTGTCGCATTTTCTTAAAATTCTTATAACCTAACAATGACAGTCTAATTCTATCTAACAAAATACGATTAGACTCATCAAGATACCCATTTTTAATTCTACAGTGATAGGCACGTTTATTCTTATGAATCGTATTTTCATAATTTTTACACCTACCTTGATAGAAATGAAGATCTCCAATTACATCTCCGTAGTTTGGATACTTAGAACTGCTAAGTATAGTATTAAAACCATATTCTTTAGTATTTGAATTAGAAACTTTAGTAATAATCTGTTCCAAAACATTATTGAAAATATCAGAATTAAAGTTTTTTAACAAGGGATAATAAGCTAAAAATGGACGAGCAATACTTGCACAGAACAAATAGCAGAACTTTCCTTGGTGCATTAACAAATAATTATAATCATCTATTTTCTTATACAGAATGTGATGTTTTCTAAACTCGTTAACATATGCTTGATCTAAAGTATCTAAAACTTCTTTTGTGCTATTAGACATTTTTCATCACCCACCATCCGCCTAAAACTATCCATATAGGAAACAAATACAAGAACCAATCGAAGTAGGTTAAAAACAGCAAGACTTCAACCAAGGTTAATCCTGCTACCACTTTATTAAAACTAAACTTTTTATTTTTTAATCGAGTCATAAACACTTACCAACTTATCTAAGGTTTTTCGCTGAATACGGCGTAGGGTATCACTGTCCTTCTGCCAACGATAAACTAAAGTAGTAGAAACACCTAATTTCTTTGCTAATTCATAAGGCGTAAGTCCACTATCAAATACTAACCAATAAGCTTTTTCTAAATCATTCATCTAAATTATTCCTTTCTATTAAGTCACAAATTAAAGTGACCCCTAAAACCAATGTAATTGTAATCGCACTAGCAATCGCTACTGAAAATAGTTTTAGAACTGCTAAAAACGCAATCAACAAACCTATCCCTATATACTTATTCATTTACTCCCACTCCACATTAGCTAAAAATTATTGTTATACTTCCAATAGTGATAAGAACAAACAGGCTTGTACTCATTATCACCAATTAAAACATTACCATCTTGATCTACTTTATTAGTTAGCAGATTACGAGTAGCCTGTCTGGAACAATAAGCACAGCTAAATTTAATCTTATTGATTGAGTCCGCTTCGTCTAGCCAAGCAATTGTTCCGTCAAATAAGCTAGAACGATAATCAGTTAGAAGACCATAAGCAATAATACTAAAATTAGTCTTTTGGCTTGTATTACTAAAATCTAAATCCCGACAATACTTACACATTGAATGAACCGTAAGTGGATCAACAAATTGGCATTCGTCAATAATAATCATTCCGTCTTCATTATAAACTTTGATAAGAAAGTCATGTAATTCTTTATCATACTTATCCAAGATAAAATCAGCCTTAGCTGAAATGCCAATCCGTGTAGAAATTACACCCTCACCATTACGAGTATCAATCTTAGGAGAAAGAATATAAACAGGTACGCCTTTTTCTCTATTGTTGTGGGCAGTAATCAATAAATCAGCAGTTTTTCCAGACTTCATACAACCATAATTAAAATATACTTTGAACATTACAACAATCCTTTAACTTCTAAATTCATTAAACAAAATTTACCAACAAATCACAAAAACGCTAACACAATTTTTAGTCATTAGGGATAATCTTGTCATGATCTACATACTCTAATTCATAACCTTTTGCTTTTAATAGCTCCCATTCGTCCCTAAGACAGATACGATCTGTATAATGGCGATGACCAATAGGACAAGTAACATCATAGTCAACAAACACATAATTGTTAGGGTTTAGTTTTAAACTTTCAAGTTCTTTAGCAACCTTTTCTGGTAAGGGACGTTCCTTTAATACCTTAACTAATTTAACCGTCTGTAGACTCAGCATACTTTCTTAACCTCGCCTTCATAAATAATTTCAGCAAGCCCTTTTATGTCATTATTATCTGTATTCTGTAAGATAAGCAGGGGGTCTGGAACATAGAAATATTGACTATCATGTTCAATCTTTAATTCTTCAACCCAATCATCAAGACCTAAGCAAAATTCTTCAGCATCAAATTTAGCCAAGTCATTATCGTAAGACTTACTAAAACATTTTACAAAGTTACCGACAAGATCAGTGTCATTAGCAACTTTTTTACCTTTTTTCATATAAATCTCTTTTTCAATATCTGTAACTAAATCATAAAAAATACCAGTAACATCCTCGTATAGATCTTGTTTCCAAGTACTAAAGATAACTTCACCTAAAGAATAACCAGTAACCAGAGTTTTGATATTAGGATCATATAGGTTATAATCGCCCATCATAAATTCAGCCTTATCTTCATATTCTTCTTGTAAAGCTTTTTGCTTACCCTCTAACTCTTGAAATTTATTATAAGTCATTTCAATGTTTTCTGGAACATAGTTACCATATAAACTCATATTATCCCTTCCTTTCCTTATTTCAATTATAAGTATAACACTTTTAGTTAAATATTCAACTATTTTTGTACAAAAAATTAAAAATAAAAAGAGACTCTAAAGTCTCTTATTAATTAATATTTATTTTCATCTAATTTATCAATTAAATCAGTAAAGTATCAACAGTTACGTTGGCTGGGGATAAGTCCACTACCTTGTAACCTTGTTCTGTGTAGTGTGGTAATAAGTCTTTATCATCAACTAACTTACCACCGAGAATATTATTTAAGAGCGGAACATTTTCAGTATAATCACTGAGGTAGCTTAACAACTGCTTATTCTGATCTTGGTTTGGGACGTGTACTGCACCGAAATTAAAATTAGTAATTACAAAGCTAAATTTTCCGTCCCCCCGAGGAATAATCACTCCAAGAGTCATGGTACTTTGGTTCTTAAAGGATAACTTATTAATATTAAAAGCGTCTTTAGAGATACTTTTAACATAAACCTCAGGCGTTGAGTTTAAATCTGAACTAAGCTTTCCTTGATTAAAACGAGTTACAAATAGGTCAAAGTTAAAGTCCTTGTAGCCCCCATCAACATAGTATGGAGATACAGATAGTAAGACTGGTTTATCTAAGTCCTTAGAAAGGGACATAATTTCACTAGCATTTCCACTATCATCTAAACTTGTCATATCACCAGAATAGACAAGCTTACTATCATCGTCCAACCAATCAGTATTCCAACCAAAGGTATCACCATCTAAGGTAACAGCGTGTAAGTCGAGATCTGCTTGCTTGTCCCAGTGGATACCTACACCCAAACGTTCGTCACCTGTTAATTGAAAATCAAAGCTAGTGTAGTCTGGAATATTACCAGTAAACTGCTTACCAGAGGTAGGAATACTATAATATAGTCCACCCGGAATATAGTAAACAGTTTTATTATCGTTATCAGCAAAAGCATTTTGTCCTCGCCGGAAAAGCTCATCTACAATCTTAGAAACTAAATCCTTAATCACTTTATTATTAGCAACATTCTTAAAGGAGATAAATGAGTTAAAAATATCATCGAGGTCTTCCTTACCAGATACATAATAAGACTTACCATTACGGATTCGATATAGCGATCCATTCTTATCTTTCTTATCTAGGTTAACTAGATAAGTATAAATACGAGCCAATTTATAGGTACTAGCATTGAACAAAGCGTCTAAAATCTGCTTTTCAGTAAAGGATACTTTACCTTTAATGTATTCTGGCAACTGATCTAAAATACCTTTTTGACGGTAATTTTTCTTAGTGTTCTTACCTCGGCGCATGATACGATTGTAGAAACGTCTTTCTCTCTTGAAGGGGCATTCTTGCGTAAGATTAAGAACATCTTGTGGTAACGATTAACCAATGATCTTAGTGAAGACGTTGAAGGATTACTGTCATATTCGTGCATTAATGAATAAACAAAGTCATTAGTAGAATTAGAATCAAGGAGCATACCATTAAATTTAATGTAAGTTTGTTCATTCTTTACCAGCATTGTATCACCAGTAACTAAACTGTATATGTAATTCATAAACATATCTGGATTTACTGGATAAAGTCCTAATTCCTTGCTAAGCTTCATCATAGCTTCACGGTTCTTAACTTTATTAATTTCAATTTTTAGATTCAGTTTACTAATTAAGTAAATTAAATCCTCAACAGCTTTGGAGTCTAAAGCCATACCACTGTAAAGTAAAGACTGAACCTTTTGATTTAATTCTTCAGTTGTAAAAGCAGAAATGACTGTAAAGTTTTGTTGTAAGTCTAATTTAATACTATCGTCTAATTGCCGATTAGGACCAAACTGAACAGTTTCGTGACTAGTTACATTAACTCCACCATATGTTTGCAAGTAATTAAGAGCTTGCATATACATTCGCATATACGTAGGAGTATTAATGTTTTGGTCTAAGGTCTGGAAAAAGGTTGAATTAACAGTACTGTTACTAATTCCATAATATCTTAATGCTGTAAGGCTAATATTGTTTAATATCTTTATGGAAATAGATTTTAAAATTTCGGCATCAAACATAACCCCGTCAATCATAGCATTCCTAGCCATAGTTTGAACTTCTGTAGCAGAACGAGAAACCTTATCTCCCTGAATATCCATATCTACTCCCTTAAATAAGCGAATAGTAATATTATTAATTGAATTTAACGTATTATATGAAAAGTTTTTCATTATTATACTTCCTTTCTTGTATGTAAAAAGTTCCCTACAACGGGCTGTGCACGCTATGTACCCGCTATAAGGAACTTTCATTAATCGCTAACAGTAAACTGTAGTTTGATTTCGAGTCAAATTTAAATAGGAACTGTTTTATGCGATTAGCTGTAATTTCTAGCTGGACGTAAGATAATCCCATATTAAACTTGTAATAAAATAGGAACGCCTTTATGCTAGGTACAACTTGTTAAAATCAGATTCGTTAACATATCTGTCAACAGTTATTATAGTGAACTACTCGGTCATGAATGACTAAGTTTCTGGGAACACAAGGTAGTATTTAGGATCTTACATCAGTATTCTGAATACCTAACTTACAGAACTTTGCTATCTTACCACGGCTAGTCCCTAACCATAAGTATAGTATATAACATACATTATTTATTGTCAACCTTTTTAAAATATTTATTTCTAATTTCCTCTAATTGCCGATCTCGTTGTTTAACAATCTCAGCTTTCTTATCGTTATCCTCTTCATTACTCAAATCAGTATTAGCCTATCCTCAATGTACTTACATTCCATACTAAACTGATAATACCTATCAATCCCCAGAGCTTTGTAATCATCAAAGTCAAAGTCAAGATCATCACCATAAGTCTTGCCAAAAGCAATTTCACCAAACAATGGAAAACGGAATTGAGTATCATTAATCTTATACTTATCAGCAATTTTCAAAGTAGGGAAATCATTTATGTTAAGAATAAAATTTTGGATAGGTAAATGTTCCATAATCTTCTTCGCCATTGCTGGGACAATATTAATTCATCTGGGTGTACGTCTAATACGATCGAGTCATGCACCGTAATAGCAATACGAGACTTTAACCCATATTTACGTAACGTATTGCGAATGATAATTAGAGCAGTATTAGTACAATACGAACCACTTCCCTGAATCACTGCGTTAAAGGACTGACGTATAGCACGAGATTTTTTACCGTAGTCTAAATTTTGAGTAGCTTCAGGCAATCGTCTTACGTGTCCTGCAATCGTTTCTACATACCCCCGTTGTTCTACAAAATCTTCGGTAACTTCAATAGCTTTTTGCATTTGTGGCATAGCACTTAGCACTTTATCATAAACCTGTTGAGCTTCTTCTAAAGTCAATCCACGAGACTCTGAAAGTCCTTGTGGAGACTCTCCGTATAAGAGTCCGAACGAAACTGCTTTAGCAAGGTATCTATGTTCGGAATCTACCTCGTCAACAGGATGTTAAAAGCTAAACTAGCGTTACGTTTATGTATATCTGCACCATCCATTAAAGCTTGCATCATACCAACATCTTTAGCAACTAAAGAAGAGATAAAGATTTCTAGTGACTTATAATCAATATTAAAAATATATCCACCCTTAAATCTTGACTTAAATAGTCCTTTAGCTGAATAGTTATAATTAGGATCATAAACGTCACTTATAGGCTTTTTAATATTCTGGGCGTTAAAGTTACTACTAGAAAGTCTGGAAGTCGAGGTTCCAGATGGGTGAAATGTAGGATGTGACTTCCTGTAGCATCAGCCAGCTTACTATATCCCTCAATAGTAGAACTAATCATTTTCTTATCATTAGAATATGTTAGTAATAAATCTACTAAAGGAGCATGATAAGTCTTTTTAATATAAGGCAAAGCAGAATTACGATCAGTCTTATAATCTTTCCATGTAAGTTTTTCTGGGTGGCTTAACTTACGAGACTGAACAGCTTTTGGCTTTAAGTACTCTTTATCAGCAGGTAGCTTATAACCTAACATATGGTATAAAACATAGCCAATCTTCTCACTAGATCCAGGGTTAAACTTGTATTTAGGAATACCATTAGTATCTTCACCACGTAGCTTACCATATTCCTTAAATTTCTCTTTCTGCTCTGGTGTCCGATCAGCAGGCTTGATAGCTTTAATCTGTTCCCGTTCTTGTAAAAGAGCTAGGTTATGATTTTCGTATTCTTGGATTTCGGGAGAAACCTCATACATCTTTTTAGTAACTTCTTCAATATCAGTAGTGAAGTGTTCTCTGTATTTCTCCATTTTATCCATATCCATTTGAAAACCAGTATGTTGCATATAAGCTAAAGTATCGCATAGTTGTGGGAAGAATTCATAGCAGAACTTAACCCACTTAGGACGAGACTTAACCTTTTTATCAAAAATGTGATAAAGTTGGAGGGTAACATCAGTATCAGCAGAAGCGTACTTATAAATAGTTTCCATAGGCAACCACTCGAAATCTACCTTACCACCGTCTACTTGGTTAGTAGGAGCTGTATACTGTGTCTTACTTGGCTTACGACTACGTTCGCCTTTTTCATACTTTTCCATTTCAGTAGAATACCAACGGTCATAATCATTCTTTAAGTATTGTTCAATAGCTTGGTCACGTTCGTCTTCATAACCGCCCATATCAGTATACTTATAAGCTAAGTGCTTTAACCCACGTTGAGCGCCTTGGTTCTCATCCACTGTTTCATAATACATAAGCATAGTATCAACACAATTAGTAGCATACTCTAACCCGTAAATATCCATCATCATATGAATATCATAGATACAATTATGTAATACTTTACGTTGCTCTTTCATCATTAATTCTTTAATCATATTAATGATATTATCGAACTGTTCTTTAGTCCACAAATTAGGACTAAGACGATGATTAAGCGGAATCGAAACACCTTGATGTTCTTCCCAACTCATACTTACCATAATAGCTTTAGCACCTTTACGATAAGTTTCAAGAGTATTAGTTTCAAAGTCCAGTGCAATGATTGGGTACTTAGGTAAAACTTCATTGAAAATACGTTCTACCTCGTGATAATTAGTAACTAAACGATACTTACCAAACTGAGGTTTAGTGTTCTCAATTCCACCTTTTAAAAACCGATTAACCATTCGATTACTAATAATCATCTTATCTCGTTCATAACTACCCAAGAAGAATTGTTGTTTAAGTGACGGGTTAAATACTAGGTAAGTAGTAAAGTCACTCTGGGGTAGCTTAAACGGAATTAATTCAAACATATCTTTAGGAAGTTTATATAAAGAAGTTAATTCATTCTTAAACCAACTTCCATAAGAAACAACAATATCGGGTTTAGTATCTAAGATATACTGCACCATCTCATCACGTTTCTTATGCAAGATACTAGCAGATGGCTTAACAACTGCATTAGTATACTTATTACGAGGGGGTACTTTATCAGTATAAAGAAACTTCAAGTCTACTGTTGTATCTTTCGTATCTAAACCTGTTTTTGGGTGACCAATAACTTTATTAGAAAGAATTGAACCTACGACACTATGTAAAAAGTTTCCTTCGGCTTTCTTATTAACCACTTTAAACATATCAGCGTCATAATGATCCAATACTACTAACATTCTTTTCATATAGCTTTATCCTTCCTTGATCTTGGACTCCGCTTCTTTCAATAAGGACTTACCACTCTCAACAATAGAAGTAATAGTTTCATAAGCCTTACAAAACTCATCCCAAGATTTATTTGTATAACGATAATTAGAATAGGGGTTAATCATTCGTTGGTTAGCGTCATAAGCCTGCTGTATTGACTCTTGAAGCTTAACAGCTAATGATACCTTTTTCTTATTCATATAATCGTTTAGTGCTTCTTTAATTACAGTTTGTATTTCTGGGTTCGTTGGCGCAGATGAAATATCGATCTCATTTTCGTTCTGTGAATAAACAGTCACTACTGTATGCTGTTTTGGATCAATTACCACAATAATATCATTTAAACGATAACGCATTCGCTTATTGTCTTGTGTCTCTAAATAAGTACACTGAGATAACAAACGGGCTAACCACTCGTCAAATTCTTTATTAGTGATATTAAAACGGGTTAAAATCCTTTTCTTAGCGTGTTCAGTAACTGTATATTGCTCATAATTTTTTACTGCCATTAACCAACCTAGAACCTTTCAATATTATTTAACTTCAAAACCTTCATCTTTATAGTATCTTACCCGATCTTGGGCGTGTTTAAACAGTGAATTTTGGGTTCTGTCAACAATATCAAAAATAAACACATCTCGTTTATCTGGCATCACCCGCAGTACACGACCAATCTTTTGGATAACAGATATATAAGACTTTAGAGCATCACAAAGAATTAATACCTTTAAGTTAGGAATATCAATCCCTGCTTCAAAAATTTTAGTAGCAATTACAATTTTAAGCTTACCACTAACAATATCATCAATTGCCTTTTCTCGGGTAGCACTATCATCTTTACCCTGCAAGAATTGATATTCTGCACCTAATTTATCTAAGCTGTTCTCCAATCAATTCTCCATGCTCAATAGACGTAACCATAATTAATACTGCTTGCTTATCCAGCTTAGAAGAAGCTTTATAAGCTAATTCAGCAACAACACGATTACGGTACTCATTATGGACTACTCCTAAATCATATGCAATCTGATAGGACAACAAATCAGCAGTAGGTAGTTGAGAATACCCCTTAGCCATCATCGTAGCTTGAATACGGGGTTCGAGGTCTGTAGGCTCATCAATAGGTACTAAACGAATATGAGGTCTAGCAGACACGCCCCGTTCAATCATCTGTTTATTAGTGACTTTTACTAAGTCTTTTCCAAACAACCCACGAATATGAGCCATACTAATCTTCTTAGTCTTATCTAAAGTACCCGTTAGGCCTACTTTAACTCTTGCATTAGTTAAGTAATGAAATACCTTCCAGTAAGACTCTGCACCAGCACGATGAGCTTCATCACAAACTACTGCTCTAGTATTATTCAAGAGGTCAATAGCATCATAATACTTTTCGTAAGCATCTTCATTTAAGGAATAAAGTAATTTCTTATAACGCTTTTGTACACCCTCAAAGTAATCTTTTACATCATCAGATGTTTGTAAATTCATATAAAGATTACGTAGTTCTTCAATATCATCTTGTTCATACTTATAATTAGGATGAAAATTCCTAGCTAATAATTCAAGATTAGATCGGGGATCACCAGACTCTAAAATAGCAGGTGCATAGCGCTCAGCAAAACGACCTAGAAGCTTATCCTTCTTTCTAGTAGGTTTAGTCTTTGGCTCTTTAATTGCAGAAGCTAAAGTCTGAATAGTAGCACAAATAATAGGATGGCTAATATCCTTTTTACCATCACCCCAGATACCAACAATATCTTCTGATAAATAATGCTGATACTTAAGATAAATCTGATTCATAATACTCTTGTTAGGAGCAATAAAAAGTAAATGCTGTCCCTCATTGATCTTAGGTAATAAGTACTTAAACAGGGTGACAGCAGAGGCGGTCTTACCTGCATTAACAGCATTTAGAATAATTCCAGACTGCTCAATATTAACTTGTTGTACTGCTTCATATTGATAATCACGCAAAGTTAAATCTTTTTCTTTCCCATGACCATCTAAATTTACTTCACTAGGAAGTTCAAAATGTAAAGCAGATCCCCGTTTATCTACTACCTTAACTACAATCCCAGAAGACTGTTCAATACTTCTCATAAGTATCATTAATCTATCATAAAATCCTAATGGTACTAAATGATCTTTTTCTTCGCATAGATTTACTCTACCATCCCACACACGATCTCCGTTACTTTTTCTAAGGTTATAAGGACGTTTCCTAAACCTTTCGGGGTCTAACGGGTCAAAAGTAGTATGAATTTGACTCCAAACCCATTCAATTGTTTTATCATTCACATTTTCAAAAACTATCTTAATGAAAACGTTTCCTAATTCTAAAGTTATCACTCTACTTCTTTTGCCTTTCTTAAGTAGTCTAATGCTTTATCTTTAACTTCGGGATAATTCAAATCACAATATTTAGATACTAATTCAGTATCAGTAGCATTAGCGTCTACGTCAATTGTAACACGTTGCTCTTGAGGCAAAAGGATTAATTGTACACGAGAAGCAATAGAATTATTTTCTAATTCTTTAGCTAACTTTTCATAAGTATCTTTCGACTTACAACTAATCTTATAATAAGAATGATCGTCTACTTGCGTAGCTAAATCAAAATTATCGTCTGTATCTAAATTAATTTGATTAAAAGTAGGAATATTATAGGTACTTTGTGTTAAATCAATAAACTTATGCTCTCCCGTATCTAAGTCAATCTCGTCAAATCCACGAGGTACACCTAAACCATCACTACCAATATCATTAAAGTTAAGAGCAGTTAAGTCACCAATATAATAAGCGTCTTTAGTACCCTCTTTTTTAAGGCTCTGACGAGTATGATAATGCGAAAGAGAAATTGACTTTACATTAGGTGCGTTCCAACCTAGATCATCGAGATTAAACGCTCCACCTAAACGATGATTCCAACGTCCTTGGGTAGCTCCAGTTACGCCTAAATGAGCAAACACATTAACAGCCCCATTAAAAGGATGTTTATATAAATAATCCTTAACCGCTTCTTTAGTTCCTTTAATATCCTCGTCATAGGGAATAAAAAATAATTCAGTATTGTTATCTACTTGAATAGGAGTGACTGCATTAATCACTTTAATCTTATGAGTATCAGTAGAATACAACTCAAAGTCCTCTAAACTATTAGGAGTAACACTACGAGTATACTGATCATGGTTACCAGAGTTTAGGTATAGCGTAGCCTTATTAACATTAGTTAAATTTCTGAAACTAGTAATAAAGTGTTTACGGATATGAGCTAATGTAGTTGGATTATCACTTTGTCGTGAGTCAAACAAATCTCCATTAATGATATATGTATTAATATTATTTTCCTTACCATAAGCAAAGAAATCATCTAATGCTTTTAAGATATAGGATAAACGAGACCCTATTGCTGGATCATCTGTCGGCTCATTAAACATTCCATAATTAGTTAAATGAACGTCTCCACATACTAGTACTCTCATTCGTCTGGAAGCTCCTTCATACTATTAAACTTGGCAAATCTTAACAACTTCTTTTCTAACCATAATTGACCAGCCCGAGAAAGCTTAGGTACTCTACCTTTAGGCGCACTACCATCAACAAAGTAATGACGATACTTTGCATTATTAATAGGCTGATTATAAGTAGGTCTCATAGACCTACTCCCTAATTGCTTACTATCCTTTAAAATTTTGATAACTTCTTCTTCTGTATAGAGTAGATTATAAATAGCATTAAAAGACTGTAAGAAATCTCCGATGGTCATGGAGTTATTGTCTTTTAAGCTTTTACTTGTTTCCTTACTGAGGTCAACCGTGACTCGCTTTGTAGGTTGAGTAGAAACAGGAGCATAATTATTAATAGACGATAAAGCTTGGTTTTCTTGGTAAAGTCGAATTAACTCTTGATCATTAGCAGACAAATGAGGAGTATTAGCCAAAGACTTATCTAGTTTCTCTTCGATAATTTGTTGATGTTCTTTTAATTCCTCAATACTTGCTAAAACTTTAGTTAGATCAACATTAACTTTTTCAGATTGTTCTTTTTTAGGACTCCGTTTAACAAGTTTATCTGTTTTACAGTCAATATGTACATGATCCGTCTTGTTAATTTTCGGAATAACCACATCAAAGATAAAATCAATGAATTCCATTGGGCCGGAATTAATACAGTATTCAGTTAAAGCATTTAATTCTACTAAGTAACATGACTTACCTAAATAGATTTTATATAAACTTGGTAAATCGTCTTTATGAATAGATGTCTTTAAGACTAATCGACAATCCAACGTAAAATTATTATTCATTGATTTTTGATAGTTAACCTCGTCAAATACCGAAGAAGCTAATAATTTCCAATCTACCCAGTACTTACCATTATAGTTAACTACATATACGTATGTATCGTGATAATTAAATTCAAACATAAACTTCCTATCCTATTCTTTTGTATAAATTTCGTCTAGCGTTAAATGCAACACCCTACATAAAGTAGGTAACTCGTCCACCTTAAAAGAACGTTTACCCTGCTCCTTTAAAGCATATACACTTCGATGGCTTAGATTCAAGCTATCTGCTAAATCTTGCAATGTAAGATGTTGTTTAGTTCTTGCAGTTTTAATTTTTTTTAGATCTATCTTTTTAATAATTAACACCTCCCTTCAACAATATTAATGTTATCACAACGATTACATTTAGTCAAGAGAAAAAGGATAAGTTTTTACACTTATCCTTTTATTTTAATTATTTAGTTGTTGGCTTCCAATTAAACTTTCCCATAATAGCAGTAACAAAGTACATAATTGTCATGGCAAACATTGCAATTGAAGCAGAACTAATTCCTTGACTAATCGTAGTAAACCATAATATTACGTTGACTACGTCTGAACAAATCCATAAGGTGAAAGTTTGACTATATCTTCTAAAGCATAACCAACTAGCCGTACCGCCAATAGCAAGGGTTAGTGCGTCCCATACGGGATTAGTATCATGTAATTCAACCCCAACGAAGTATAATACAATCCACGCAATAATAATTGCTAAAATAACATATAACCAACCACGTTTAGTTAAGGTTTTAATTACATTGTTATTACCTTGTCCCCAAGTACGCCAATTAATCATTAGCCCAAGGTCAATCATAAAGAAGAAAACTAATTGATCTAAACAACTCCACCAGTGACCGGCTTGAGCATTAACAATAATATAAGCTACTACTGAGATAGCGCCTAATAACCCATTAATACTATGTGTAGCAACCCGTTCGCCAGCATAGTTATAGCCACCAGCCGCCATAGCTACTGTACACCAAAAGCCAAAGAAGATACCAATGAAGGATACGATAGTAACCCAATTAATAGGGTTAAAAATTAAAATACCTAATTGTAATCCAATCCCCAAGCCAAAAATTAACCAAGGAACTCTATCCCACCCACTTAATTCTCTCTTTAACCATTGCCAATAAGTACCAATAAACTTATTGTCTTTTACTAAAGGATCTACCTTTTTAGTATTATCCACTAACCATCCACTCCTTAATCTTTATTAGGTCTTACCAACGTAAGCCTTGTCCGCTTAGTGGAAACTAAACATCTTATTAAGTATACCACAGAACAAAGCTAATCATAAATATATCATGATTTATAAACTCATTATATTGTAATTAGCAATAATCATATGTTCTGCTTTAGACTTAAATCTATTTCTAATATTAACTGAATAGTTCTTGTTATATCTTCCTTGAACATATTTACCATATAGTTCTTCTGTTAACTTAGTAGAAGAAATAATCATTAAAGCAGGCGAAGATAGATTTTTAAAATCCTCAGCAAGTTTTCTATGTTTTTCTTCTCCAAAGTCGCCAGTAAATTCTTCATTTCCATAGTCGGAAAATGCTGTATCATATGGTGGATCTAAAAACATAAAGTCCTTCGATGTAGCATTTTCAAATGATCTTTCATAACTTTCATTAGCTATTTCAGCTCTCTTTAGTAACTCATACTGTTTTGAATTAAGCAAATCTGCATTAAAGTTAGCATACCGTCCGTAAGGAACATTAAACTCGCCTTTCTTATTATATCTAATCATTCCTGCATAGGCAGTTTTATTAATAAAATAGTATAAAGTTGAATAGGTATACTGACTTCTACACTTACCATTAAACATATCCCTAATTGAATAGTACAAATCCTCATTAGAATTGTGAACGATAGTACCATCAGCTACTTTCATTTGTTGCTTAAAATCTAATTGATTGCTCTTATACAATTCTTGTAATTGTTGTAGCTCTTTTTTTGTTCTTGGAAAGTTTTTTACAATATCCTTATAAAATCCTATTAGATTTTTATTAACATCACCAACTCTTGCTTGTAGAGGTGCTAGGGCAAAAAAGGTTGCTCCCCCTCCGAAGAAAGGCTCATAATATTTATCAAAAGACGGAATAAATTTAATATATTTTATAAGTTCCTTTTGCTTACCCCCACTATATTTTAATATTGGTTTTAACATAAAATCATCTCCTAAATAATCATTAAATCATAATTAACTAGGCTAAATTAAAAGCCTACCACAAAATAAAAGATCCTTATATCCCATAGCTAAAGTCACGGGGTTTACGACTCTTTTTAACTAAACATCTTTTAAATTATATCAAAAAAGAGACCTAATTAGTAGGCCTCCATAGCTAATATTTAATTTAATATTGTTAAGGTAACTACTTGATAAATCAGTACCCCATATAAGTAGCATAAGAATAAGCCAATTATAATTCCTAAATAACAACCTACATAATCCTTAGTGCCATCTAAGTAGTAGTTAACTCTATAATAATCAGTATTTAGGTCTGCAAGACAGCTAACTACTAAGAATAATAACAAGGTACCTTTTAATTCAGATCCAATCCCTGCTACATGAGCTAGTCCCAACAAAAGAAAGAATGTTACAATCTCAAGCACCCAGCTAGTTAATAATAAATATACTCGACCCTTAAAAGTTGATAAATTATAAGTATCATCTAAGATACCAAAATTGTCATGATCTTCCTTATCAAGCTCTTTAAATGGGTAAGCAATTCTTTTTAAAATAGACTTTAAATCATATATTCCGAAGCTAAATAGCCAAACTAACACTAGAATTACTGCAAAGATTTTGATTAATAGACATCCCCCTCATAATAGTTAAAGGTTGGCTTATTAAAGTCAAACTTAGCTAATTCTGATTGTTTGATAAAGTTATGAGCAATCCCATAAGTCATTAGATTAATAGGCTTACCCCAGTCTTCGTCTGGAATAACAATCACAATGTATTTACCCAAGGCTTCCGCCATACCCAGTTCTACGCCAACTCCAACATCTTCCTCTTCTGGGATATAAGTAACCAAGCAAACATCAGAAGTAGCAACACCAACACAATCGCCCTTATAGGTTGCATTAGCCCATTCTTTATCCTTTAGTAGTTCTGGGTGTTCGTCTACTCGTAATCCCTTATATTGGTGCTGTAGCGGAATATAAGAGTTAGTAACGTCTACTGTTGGATTAGCCTTAATAGCTTCCATACTCTTGTCATAAGCCTTTTGTTGTTTGTCACTGAACCATCCTGCACAAAAGTAAACTGTTTTTGCCATGAAATAAAAACTCCTCTAATTATGATATGTATTAATTATACCATAATTAGAGAAGAAATAAATACGTAATAAAGAAATAGGGTAGGAAGGAATCGAACCTTCGTCTTGGGCTTAATTATTTAACATAGCTATCCCAATCATTCTACCACTGAAGTATTACCCAATTAACACTTATTTTCATTACAGTAATATTATAGTGCCCCACGAAAAGTGTCACTAAACTCCCGGCACTTCTAGCCCACATTGAACATACGTTTAGGTAATTTCGTAAATGGTATGTGAGCCATAGACAGGAATACCAGAATTGAACTGATGTTGGCGGAACGAGAAAACGCTCCGCTGTTTTACCAATTAAACTAATCCCCGCATGATATAATTAAATCTGAGCATGGCTTTTAAGGAAAGCTATACAACCTATTAAACTAAGTAACAAAACAAATTAAATCTAAAGTTACTAACAACATCAAATTCGGTCTTGACTAAAACCTGCAATGTAATCCATGACGGTTCGCTGACAGTTTTATAGAACCAATCTAGTGGTTGTTGGCGCTGAACCCGTTGCTACCCTTCTACCCGTGTGGGAGTCTCGCTTTTCTCATATTTACATGAACCATTGCATGAACATTGTATCTATCAGCTTTTTATATCGTCCATGGCATCCCTCAACCCTTGCTCTATGATTATTAAAGCCGAAGTGCTAGAAGTTAGTGAATCCGCTAAAATCCCACTTTCTAAGCCCACACAGAGTAGACAATCGAAACGACCACCACAGTCTCCAACGCTATGGAACAAATATTATCTAACAAACATCCAGACCTTTTTAACGGTTAGGTTGGATCGCCCCTAGTGGGCATTCACCCCCCTGTACTGGAGTTGCCATGAATTATTACTCGTACACATTCATATTATCCTAGCTAAGAACGGGAACGGGATCAGACCCACTTACGTTGAAATGTTCTCCCTATACAGACAACCATGTTACCATAGCCCTCCGTATCACCTCAGGTTCAATTCGATAATTCTAAATCCCTTTTTCTTACGGTATCACGAACTGAAATCCCTTGAAATCATATTAGTCCCCAAGGCGGGACCTAGAGGCTTGCTCTATGCTATTCAAATATCTAAAGTTCTAACTCACTAAAATCAGAGGTTAATGTGAAATCCCCTGCTCTCAAGATATTGCCTAAACGACCAATATTCGTTAGTTCTTTATTATAATAACATATCTTACCGCCAATAGCAAACATTTTATTAATTTCTGTAGTGGGAATAAACCCCTCTGGTAGATAACACTTAGTCTGATCTACTGCTTTAATCAAGTCTGGGTGAGCTTGATAATCTTTAACATTAATCCCTTTTTGCACTGTCTCTAATGACATCACAATCATTTGACTAACTAAGTCGTCAATCATTAAGTACTGATCTGTAATCCCAGCAAACCGATAAGTATGCTCAGTAAAGCCAAAATCAAGCTCAGTTCGTCTGTCATTACGATAGATCTTATTTTGTTTTTCCAACCGTTCCAACTGCTTATCAGAAATATCCCGGCAGTTAATTACTAACATACCGGGATACTTAACTCCAATATCATAGAGAACTTGATAAACACGCTGACGATTGCTATTCAACCGTCTCTTCACCATCTTGTTCTTCTCCTTCTGGTTCCTTTTCTACTTCCAAGTTAGGTAAATCTACGTCCAAGGTTAATTGAATTGTATAGTTTTCGTCATCGCTATTGTCGTAAGGACTTTGAACCACAGATTCTTCTGCAACTAAGGTAACCCCTTCTTCTTGGTCAACAAGAGACTTAAGTTCTTCTAGGAACCACTTTTGGAAATCCTCTGGAGTAGTGTCGATAACATCAGCAGTAATACAATCGGAATTACCGTTCATTTCGTACTTCATAAAATCCTTAAGTGACGCACCACTCTTTACTGCTGAACCTTTAGAATAAGTTAACCGCACATAACCAGTCTTAGTATTCTTATCAATAAATCGTTCAAAATTAGGTTCTACATATCGGTTAGTAAGCATTGCCTTAAGATAAAAATTAAACGCCATTGCCTTAACAAGAGCTTTAGTAGGCAATACAACTTTTTTGCCCTGATATTCAGCAAAATATGAACCAACTAAACTTTCCATTACTTTTCCCCCTAAGCTAATTTACTTGCTACTTTAATCAATTCAGAGGTCTTAGCTTGTTGAAGCTTAAGAACCTTACCCGTATCAGTTGTAATCGTTCTAATACCCTTAGAACGCAATTGGTGCTTAACTTGTGCTTTCATTCCAGTCATACTACTTTTCCTCCTCAAATTCTTGATACACGCCCATAGGATGTTTATTAGCAACATAGGCTTCGGCAGAAGCAACAACCCCCGCTAAGATGTCATCTAAGAACACGTTACAACTATTCTTACGTGCGTCTACCTTGCCAATAATTCCGGGCTTTACATGATCTAAATAGCCTAGATTTGAAATACCAATCCCACCGAAGATCTCAACACAACCGTGAGACAAATTTAATCTAGTATCCAATTATTTTTCCTCAAATCCATTAAATAATATACATACAACTGTAGAGTCTTAATAATATTCTCAACATCATCATAATTCTTATAAGATATTCTTATTAATCTAATATTATGATCATAACAATATCTATTTTTTATATTATCAAGATATTGTCTTTTTTTAAATCCCTCTTGTCCTCCAAATAAATCAACTGGAGAATAGTGTTGTTTACCATCAAACTCTATACATACTTTATAATCAGGTAAATAGAAATCAAAAGGAAGCTTTCTCCCTGTTTTAGGGTTAATACAGTTATCAAATTTTTTCTGTTTAACAAAATTAACCAAATGACTCTTTAAGGACTTTTCTACAGCAACTTCACCTTTGCTCTCATGGCAAAAAGGACATCTACTTTGACCTGTCTTAAAATCATTAGGTCTAACTAAATTAATATGACCACACTTATTATGACGAATAGCTATCGGTGTCTTATTGTTCTTATAAGTATTTCCAACAACCGTATACTCGTCCCCAACAAGGTTATAAACATCATTTTTGAAATCGTCTAAAGTCAAACCTGTTCTATGATTATAAGAACAATTAAAACATCTAGTACCTCCATATAAGAAATTAGTGGGTATTACATAATAAACATTACCACATTTATTATGGCGCACTTTTATCCTAGTATTAGTATTCTTATATTCACCCAATACTGTATATTCATTACCCACTAAGTCAAAAACCTCTTGCTTAAATTGTCTTGTGGTCTTTTTATGAGACCCGAAACAATGAGGGCATCTATGACCCGTTAAAAATATATTAGGTGTTACCATATAATCATTACCACAACTATTATGCCTCATTAATATCTTAGTCTTGCTAGTCTTATAATCACCTAATACAGTATACTCATTACCCACTAAGTCAAAAACTTCCTGCTTAAACTGTTTTGTAGTTTTTCTAACTCCGATCAGCCTTTCCTCCTTTGATTTTATAGATAGATAATATCTTCAAAACCAAAAAGGATCAAGTGTCTTTTCGATTATTTTACACCTTCTACATACATTGATTTTAGGAAATTGTTGAAATCCCTAATACCACGTTCAGTAGCTTGCTGTTTCCAAGCACTAACAACGTTATTGATAACTTGATCCATATTGGATAGGTCTGATTTCATAGGAAAATAACCTGTTAATTTCTTACCAATTACTTTTTTGTGCATTGCATTAACTAAGATTTCACCTTGGTAGCCGTCCGTAAAATACAGACCATCAAAGTTAGGATCTTTAATAATTTCCTTTACCTGTTTCTCCATTCTTAACAACTCACCCTTTAGATTATCAACCAAGGGGTGGGGAGAAATAATTTCAAATTCCATATTAGCACCTTATTTCAAAAGCAACAGCATTCGATCCTCAGCTACATGAACATTCGTATCAAGCTGTAATTTCAACAGAGAGGTATCTACGTTGTGTTTTACCCCTGTTTCGGCTAATGGTACTAGAATTTCCTTAAAACGGCTCACAGCGCATTCTGGAGCTTTACAGACGGTATAAGCAACTGGACCATCAGAAAGTTGTCTGAATTTAACCAAACTGAATTCGTCCATATGATCTCGTAGCTTATAAACATCTGAATAGGGATTGCTAATTAAATTCTCAATCATGTTGACCATTTCATAATTAGAATAGCCGATGTATTTGAACAAGTAATACAGTTTTACATAATAAGTTTTGATTAACCAACTCTACCTTTCCACTGTTTAATTTTTGATACTTGAAAGTCATTCCATTCGTCCACTAACTTGTCTCCTTGATAAATTCTAACCAAAGGTGAGGAAGCCATTCCGTGACTTTCCATGTAATTGATAATATCCATTCGAGTCTCAGCCAGCCGATCAATCAAAATCATCTTAGTAGACATCAACTGAGACAATTGCTTCTCCGTTAACTTACACTTCATGCAATTCGGTGTGTGATAAATAATTGCATTATACATTCAATATTCTCTTTTCGTTGTTCAGATTTAATAGTTTAATTATACTCCCTAACCCAATCCTAAGTGCTAATTCTATAGCAAGAAAATTTTATTTTTTTTTCACTATAAAATGGTTTTAATGGGAGAAAGTGTGATATACTAGTATTCGGGTAATTAACGTTACCTAATTGAATAGTGTAAACCGACAGCGACCTTGGTATGTATATAACTGCCTAAGCCTTGGTAGTCGGTAGGGTTTAGTCTCCCAATAGTCGTGGTATGACTCAGTAGACTCGCTACCAATAGGTAACGTTAAAGGCTCTTGTACGTGCCTGTCATTATTTCCCTCCCTTTGTGGGAAAGACAAAACGTAACAGGGTGGCAATAATTAGTTCTGCTAATTATTGCTTGGACCGCGTATTGGGGTTCCAATCCTAACTTATCAACTTTGCTCAGGGAGGTCCCTGAGGGTAAACAATAAAAAGCTCTGATTCCCGGATGCTAAAACTAGGATGTGATAAGTAGGACCAAGGGTGCGCTGAGGTTAAAAATGGAACAGTACGAATAAGCCGTAAAACGTAAATAAGTACTGATGTCTTGCGGAGTAATTATTACTCTGTCTTTATTCTCGCTAATTAGTGATAGCCTTACTTGATCTAATTATATTAGAATTAAAACTTAACAAATCATATGACATACCTCTCTAATACTGTAATATCAATAACTAGAGTAGATTTATTACTAGAGAATTGACTGCGTATTAGGGGGTACTGTTTTGTTTTGTTGTTTCTTTTAAGTGTAATAAGCTAGGGTTAGATAATCTAAGTTAAAGCTAGTCCTTATTAATCTTATCTTATTATCTAGTATTTAAACTTAAGAAGTAAGTAAGGTATAAGGTAATAAGATATAGTAATAATAAGTAAGACATAAGCTAGAGATAAAGACTAGATATAGAGTAAGGATAAAGAAGAGAAGAAAAAAGATAGGGTAGTAAGAAAGTTTGAAATAAGGATTTACTTCTAAGCAAGATGAAGTTAGAATTTACACATAGCGTTACTTAATACAAGTTAGCTAATACATATGAATAAAACTAAGAAGGTATGAATAAAATGAGAACAAAATCTAATACAGTTAAATCACTTAATAATCTTAAGTTGTTAAAGCAAGGTGATTTCAGTTATAAAATTGTAGTCACAAGCTATCACAATCAAAATCTTGATTTAGGTCCGATTCAATTAATGTCCTATGGCTATCTTATTATGGGAAAAAGTAAGACTGATCGAGGTTATAAAGCTGTTAAAAATCTTAATCAGTTTATCCTTAATATGAGAGCCTTGATTATTGCTCTTCAAACGATGAAGAAAAGACAGGTTACTTGTATTGAAATCCAAGACTCTAAATTAAGAGAATTGATTACTGGTAAGGTTAACCCAGATGATATTAGATTAACTCTTAAAGAAAGAAAGATGTTAATTAAGGTTGGGGAATTGCTTTCTCAATTTAAGAAAGGATTTCTTATTAAAGAAGTTGATCCTAGTCCTAGGGTGTATCAAGAATTAATGAAAATTCTTAAAACAATTAGACCTCATATTAGTGCAAGATTAAGAAAGAAATTTACTAGAAATAAGGTTGAACGTAAATCTGGTAATCCTATCATTATCCAAAAAGGTAAGAAACATATTGACTATGGATTTACTCCTTTATCACAGCTTGATTTTTTGCCCAAGAAAGCTATTAAAATTTACACTGATGGTGGTAAAAGAAATAAGACTAAGATTGGTGCTTATGCTTATTCGATTCAAATTCCAGACCGTCCCGCTATCAATTTTAATAAAGCAGTTCAAAACACTACTAACCAGCGAATGGAGTTAAAAGCAGTTTTGCAAGCTTTAAGAGATGCTCATTACTTACACGATAAACCAATTATTATTGTTACTGATTCTCAGTATGTAATTAAAGCTCTGACTAACGATAGCTGGTTATACACTTGGGCGAAGAATGATTTGAAGAAACCTAACGGCGAAAAAATTAAGAATGCTGATCTTTGGCTGAGTATGTTAAAGCATTTGAAGAAGTTTAGTAACGTCTTCTTATATAAAGTAGAAAGCCATCAAGATAATAAAGGAAATAATTTTGTTGATAGTCTTGTTAATCAAGCTATGGACGAATACCAAGAAAAGAAAGGAATTAAAAGTAATAATTGATTGACTTCTAAAATTATTAAAGTTAGAATTAAGGCATATTAAAGGAAAGGAAGTTATAATAATGACTGAACTTAATAAGGAACAACAAGCAGACTGTGAACATGCTATTGATATGGCACAAGACCTAATTGAAAAGATGGGTGATACTTGGGATGGAGCTGATATTGAAGACATTATCTTCTCAATTGGTGTAGCGGTTGACGCTCTTTGTACAACTACTGATTTCCCACAAGAATTAGCCAATGATATTATCAGCATCACACTTACCGATGACGATAGTACGGAAAGTGAATTAACTGATGAGGACGATGACCATATGGAAGTTATTTCCTTAGATGAAGACGATAGTCTTGAATTTCTCAAACGCTTGCTTAGTAAAAAAGATAATGATTAATAATTAGGACTTGTCTAATTGACAGGTCTTTTTATTTTTGTCTTAACTTTGTAATATTGTTGTAACATTGCTGTAGTTGTTCTGTAATAGGTGCGTGCTATAGTAAATAAAGAGAAGGGAGGTAAAGTTAATATTAAAAGGAATTAAATTACGCTTATACCCTAACACTAAACAACGGGATCAATTATTACAAATGTTTGGTAATGATCGCTTTGTCTGGAATCAAATGTTAGCAATGGCTAAGACACGTTATCAGAACAATTCTAGTTCCTATTTTGTTAGTGAATATGATATGAATATTATACTGTCTAGATTAAAAGAAGAATATTCATTCTTAAAAGAAAGTGAAGCTAGAAGCTTACAAATATCTAACCATTATCTAGCTCAATCCTTTAAAATGTTATTTAAGCATCAAGGAGGACATCCTAAGTTCAAGTCTCGTAAGTCTACTAGACAATCTTATACAGGTGATGGCAACCATGGTTGCCATATTATAGCTAAACGTTATATGAGACTACCTAAGATTGGATCTATCAAGACTAGTAAAACTAATCAATTAATTAACTGTAAGATAAAGAGATATACAGTTACCTTAGAGCCTACTGGTAGATACTACTTGTCTTTAGTAGTTGATGATCCTAATATTCAACCTTTTGAGTCTACTGGAGCAGTGGTAGGAATAGATATGGGAGTAGCTGATCTAGCTATTACTAGTGATGGTTATAAATACCCTAAGTTTACTACCCCTTATTTAGATAATAAGGTAACAGAAACTCAATCTAAATTTAGTAAGAGAAAGCACAGAGCTTTAGTTAGAGTAAGACAGTGGAATCATAATCATAAAGATATTAAACAAGAGTTAGACGATTATTCTAACTGGCAACGATCCAGACAGCAGAAAGCCAGATACCAAGCTAAGGTAGCTAATAAGCGTAAAGATTACTTACATAAGATAACAACTGAATTAGTAAGAAACTACGATGTGATTGTAATAGAAGATTTGAAAACCAAGAACCTTCTTAAAAATCATCATCTAGCTAAGAGTATTGCTAATAATAGTTGGTATTTATTTAGAGAAATGTTGGAGTACAAGTGTAAGTGGTATGGTAAGAAACTTATTAAGGTAAGTCCAAACTATACTTCACAAATATGTTCTAATTGTGGTTACCATTCGGGTAAGAAGCCACTAGATGTACGTGAGTGGACTTGTCCTAAGTGTGGAGCTAACCATGATCGAGATATTAATGCTTCAATTAACATTCTAAATAGAGGATTAAAAGAATTAAAGAAAGTTAAGGCTAGGGACTAGCCATGGTAAGATAACTTAGTTCTGTAAGTTAGGTTTAGTGAATACACTTGTAATATCCTAAATACTACTAAGTGTTCCCAAAAATCATTGACTTTAATCAGTGTATAGTTCATAGTAAGGGTGTAATGCTATAATATAAATAGCAACTGAAAACCAAAGTTGCTAAATGTATTTGAGGTTAGGGACTAGCCATGGTAAGATAGCTTAGTTCTGTAAGTTAGGTATTCAGAATACTGATGTAAGATCCTAAATACTACTAGGTGTTCCCAGAAACTTGGTCATTCATGACCGAGTAGTTCACTATCTAAGAAGAACAAGCAAATAATTTGTATTAAATGAAAGGATAGATGGTTTATTTTATTATCTAAGAAGAACAATGTTAAATTCGCTTTAGCTGGTGCTGTGATGGCAGGTGCTTTACTTGGTGCTACTACAGCTAATGCTGATACTAAGATTGACGATACTCATGTACGTGTAGAAGCTGGAGACACTGTTTCTAGTATTGCTAACAAGTACGGTACTGACGTATCAACAATTGCATCCGCTAGTAACCTTAGCGATGCTAACAAGATCTTCGTTGGTGATATTTTAGTGCTTACTCCAGAAGCACAACAACCAACTACTAACAATGTACAGGCTCCAGTAGCTAGTCAAGCTCAACCAGCTAGTCAAGCTACTGTTAATACTCAACCTGTACAGAACCAACCAGCGCAGTCACAAGCACCCGTACAACAATCAACTACCCCAGTTCAAAGTCAACCAGCTACATCTGCTGTTTCTGGTTCAGAACAATCAGCTAAAGAATGGATTGCTAGTCGTGAATCTGGTGGTAGTTACGGTGCTACCAATGGGCGTTATGTAGGACGCTACCAACTAGATGCTTCCTACTTAAATGGTGACTATTCAGAAGCTAATCAAGAACGAGTAGCTCAACAATACGTTACTAATCGCTATGGGTCATGGGCTAATGCTCAATCATTCTGGCAATCACATGGTTGGTATTAAAATTAAATAATTGACATCAATTAGTCTTATGTTATACTTAAGGTATACATAGGGCTTTTTATTTTATCTTAAATAGTCCAATTTTAGTTTAAATGGGAGAATTATTTACTATGGAAATTAGGCAGAAAGCCCGTGACTTTAGTCATGGGATGAATGCTGTTCTAAATAACTTTTAACCAGTTTTTCAATAATGCTGGCAACACTGCGATTTTCTTTAATCGCTTGAATCTTCAGTGCATCAACTAGGTCTTTGTCTAAAGTGGTAGTAAATTTATAAATTGAGGAGATGAGAAAACTCGTTACTTTAGTGACGAGATGAATTATCTCTTTTCTATATTTGACAATGCTTTAATCAAACTGTATAATATAATTAGTGATTAAAGAAAAGAGGTGATAATATGATACAAAATTTAACTGCTAAAGTTAGACTATATCCTACCCAAGAACAGGCTGGTATGCTTAAAGCAGTATCTAAGGAATATCAACGAGTTTGTAACATTGTAAGTCAATGGTATTTTGATAGCTATTTCAAGCCTAATAGGAAAGAATTTCAAAAAGAAATGTACTATCCGTTACGATCTAATAGCGAATTAAATTCATTGATGGTTCAATCTACTTTTAGGACTGTGGTAGCTAGATATAAAACCGTAGAAACACAGATAAAACAGCATCCCTATCATTATCAAGATAAGAATACTGGTAAGTGGTATAAGCAATATCGAAACTTAGGTTGGTTGCAAAAACCAATTAATTTTAAGCGACCACAGGCTGATTATGTTCGTCAATCTAATTACTCATTTGTCAAGAATGCAACACAAATTTCCATGAATGTTATTGGCAAAAGAATTAAGGTTGATTACGACCAAACTTACATTAATATTCTTATTAATGACCAAGTTAAACTGGGTGGAGCTAAGTTAGTTCATAGTCAAGGTAAATGGTATTTACATATTTCCTATGAACGGGAGTGCCTAGATTGGACTAAGGATAATAACCAACATATTGTTGGTATAGATCGTGGGTTACGACAGATCATGACTCTCTATGATGAACAAGGTAATACTAAGTTCTTTAATGGTAAGACAATTGCTTATAGACGTAAGAAGTATCAATACTTACGACAACAATTGCAAAAATGTGGTACTAAGTCCGCTAAGCACAAATTAAAGAAACTAGGTCAAAAAGAGAACCGCTGGATGAATGATGTTAATCATTGTTTGTCGAAGACACTTATTGACCACTGTGGTAAAAATACACTATTTGTCTTAGAAGACTTAACTGATGTTTCCTTTGAACAAAGAATGCAGTCTAAGGATAATATTAGAGATTTACATTCGTGGGCATTCTATGATTTAGAAACAAAGTTAAAATATAAGGCTAACTTAGTAGGATCAACTGTACTAGAGGTGCCAGCACAATATACAAGCCAACGCTGTCCTAGATGTGGACAAATTAGAAAGGATAACCGTAATCATAAATTACACCTATATATCTGTGACCATTGCGGTTTTAAGACTAATGATGATCGAATTGGTGCTATAAACTTATATGAGCTGGGAAAACAGTATATTACTGGTAATCCTAATCCTAAATTTGAAATAATTAACGCTATTGACTGATATGTTAATAGTAGAGGTTGTTGTCAACCAGCCCAATGTAACCACGTTACGAAGGAGTTATTAGATATTAATAATGTTTGTACTTCTAATTAGCTAGATAAATAATTGTGAGTTACAAGCCTAGTACTTTAGTGCTAGGTAGTTGACGATAATGTAGAAGATAGATTTAAAGATTTAGCTTTTAGCTTAATTGAGCTTCTTGGTGAAGCTACTACACAAATCACTAATCTTGATGACGAATTAGACCAAAAAGATGATGAATGGGATAACTATGTTGACGATATTCGGGCTGAATACGATGATAGAATAGCTGACTTAGAAACAGAACTAGCAGGAGCTAGGGAAGAGGAGGACGATTAACATGAATTATATTGATCTAGCTTATACCGTTGAAAAAGATAAGGTAGAAGAAAAAGTTAAAGAAGTTAATGCAGGTAATGAATACCGAGTAGCTAACATTGTTCCATTTGACGAAGACAATATGCTTCTTTGCTTAACTAAAGCGCCAGCCACTAATCATGGTTATCAGCCTAAACAATTAGGAGAAATGAAACCTCGTAACCGTGCAGGAGAACCAGCTACTACTCGCCAGCTTAATTATATTCGGCAATTAGCTAATAAAGCTGATAAGGACCCGGCAAGCTTAGATTTAGATAATCTAACGAAGAAAGACGCTGGGCGCTTAATTGGTCGGCTTAAAAAAGAACAAAAAGTCCCTAAAGGTCAAGAAGATCTTGATTTCGGACAGGGTTTTGATATGATGAATTAGATCAGATGAATTTTGGAAATTAATTCATAATTCCTCTTGCTTTTCTAATGAGACAGGTGTATTATAGAATTGTTGGTTAAATACATTAATTAAATGTTAGTCAAATGGCCAATCCTTTCTTATCGTGGAGTGGAGCAGTTGGTAGCTCGCCAGACCCATTATCTGGAGGCCACAGGTTCAAGTCCTGTCTCCGCAATTGGACTTAGTTACCTTTGGGTGATGATAGCTAGGTCCTGCCTTCTTATAGTTAGACATTTGTTGAATGGTAGCTTCTTTTGGTTTGTAATTTTTGTTCGGACGTGTAAGTTTAACTGTGTGCAATTAGCACACTTGTCCCGATAGCCTAATTGGATAGGGCACCGGACTTCTAATCCGGCCGTGGGAGTTCAAGTCTCCGTCGGGACATTGTAGCAATTATGTGGAATAGATAGAATTTCATAAAAACACCTCCTTCCAATAAAATTGGATTTCAAAATAATTTAGTTGTAATACATAAGACAATAGGTTCACCCTACAAAGTTCCTTTCGTTAATATGGAAGACTAATAACTTTAGTTTTCTAAAGATGATTAAGTCTTAAAATTTCTTTATTCGTATCTTTATCTAGGTAGGTTCGACTCCTGCAATTGCTATTGGCTAAGAAGTCTTTCTCATTTTATTCTTCTTAGCCTTGTATAATGGTGTTTAGTCATTATTATACTTCTTTTTCTTATTTTCTGTTAAACATCCTGTGGTATCTCCAGCGCAGGATGTTTTTCTTTTATTTCTTTATATTAATATTGATACAAGATTGTACAATCTTATTTCTTGTATTGAATTCAATATGAGGAGGTTGGAATGTTAGACTAGGATAGCCTAGCCGTAACCTAGTTTCTCCTAGTGCTAACTCTAGCAATGGGAAAACATTATTTTAAGAAGTTAGCTGTTGCAACAGTAGCCTTAGCAACTCTTGGAGCAACGATGTCTCTTTCCTCTGGAACTGTAATGGCGGCCAAGGGGGATCATGGTGTCGATTGGTCGAAATATCAAGGATCTAATGGTATCTTTGGTTATCCAGACGATAAGTTCGCTGTTATTCAAATGGGTGGTACTACTACTGGTTGGAATCTTTATGACCAGTGGACTTATGGATCACAGGTAAGAAGTGCTATTGCTCAAGGCAAGCGGGCGCATAATTATATCTGGTGGCAAAATGTTACGACTACTCAACAGGCGGATCAAGTATTAAATTACTTTTTGCCTAAGGTACAAACACCGAGAGGCTCAATTATCGCTCTGGACGTTGAGTCAGGCTATCAGAGTACTCAAGCTATTGACCATGCTTGTCAACGAATTAAAGACGCAGGTTATACGCCAATGGTTTATGGTTATAAGAATTACCTTGTAAATAATACTGATCTTCATTATTTAGCAAGTAAGTATCAACTCTGGTTGGCGGAATACCCTAATTATTCAGTAACTAGAGAACCTAATTATAATTTCTTCCCTAGCTTTGAAAATATTGGTATGTTCCAATATACGTCAACAGCGATTGCTGGTGGTCTTGATCGGAACATTGACCTCACTGGTATTACTGATAATGGTTATACTAATGGTAATGCTCAAAAGCCTAAGACAGAAACTCCAGCAACGGAACAAGGTAAGCAACTTCATCAAGATACCCATAATTATGTGGTTAAGTCCGGTGATAGCTGGTGGAAGATTGCTAATGATCACGGAATGGATATGTACGCCTTAGCTAAGCTTAATGGAAGTACTATTAATTCTGTAATCTACCCCGGACAAGTTCTTCGGGTAGCTGATAAAGGCGAAGGTAATTCTGTTTCTAATAAGGTGCAAAAACCAGTACCAAGTACTAATACTCAACAAACTTCAACCTACACTGTTCGTTACGGGGATAGCTGGTGGAAGATTGCTAATGACCATGGTATGAGTATGTATACTCTTGCACAAATTAATGGTAAGAGTATTTACAATACTATTTACCCCGGTCAAGTATTAAAGATTAGTGGAAACGCTCAAGTACAACAACGTAAGTCATATACTGTTCGTTATGGCGATAACCTTTCAACAATTGCTTATCGCCTAGGTACTTCTGTAAATCATTTAGTAGCTACTAATGGTTTAAGAAATGCTAATCTAATTTATCCCGGACAGGTCTTGAGTTACTAAAAAGAAGTCTAGCTAATTAGCTAGGCTTTTTATATTACACTTAAAAGGAGTAAGTGTAATTGAACTACTTAAATATTTTGGATTCTATTAGTGATCGTTCTAAGGTGTATTTTTTACCCGTAGACTCTACGGGTATAGTAAGCTATGAAAATGCCTTTTTAACGTTTCATATTACTGATTTAGAAGGAAATAAAGTCACTACGGTTACAGGTAATTATGATAGTAATGGCATCTACTTTGATCCTATTAATCTGATTGGTCTATCTGCCGGTAAAGTATATGGACTATATTTAGAAATTAGAACACGTACAGAACGTAATTATTTTCCGGGGCAAGAAGTTCTTTATCTGATTCTGACTACAGATGCAAAATTATCTATCTTAAAAGATATTCCGACTGATTACTTTAAGAATTTAGATAGTAGTAATAGTAAGATGCTATTTAATTCTGTACAAGTGATTACTTTGGATGAAGACAAGCAAGCCTATTCAAGAATTATTAATAATACTTTGATTATAGGTATTCCTAAAGGTAAGACAGGTCCGGTTGGCCCTAAAGGAGATAAAGGTGAACAAGGGCCTATAGGTGCTAGAGGTTTAGACGGTATTAATGGTAGAAATGGGATTAGTTATATTCCTTACATTGGTTCAGATGGTAATTGGCACGTTAAAGAAATGGATCAAGGTGAGTTGAGTTAATGGAAAAGGATATTAATTTAAAAGTTAAAGCTCAAGGACCTGTAGGTCCAATGGGTCCTCAAGGTGAACGTGGTCCACAAGGACCAGTTGGCCCTAAAGGAGATAAAGGTGATACTGGAGCTAAAGGTAGTGATGGTGCTAATGGTGCAAAAGGGGATACTGGTGCTAGAGGTATAAGTATCTGGGCTTCTAAATATGCTCGTGGTGCTAAATTGAATGACCAGTATTGGTCTGATTTGAATGGTACAAAGGTTGGCTTTGGTCCACAGGTTGGTGATTTAGTTTTACAGACTGATGGAAATGTTTCTATAGTTACAAAGTCAGTAACTTCTTCTGATATTTATACTGGTGGTGGTTTATGGTCTATAGATGGTTATTTATTTAATATCCGTGGTCCACAGGGTTCTGTAGGTCTTACTGGACCAATGGGACCCGCCGGTCCTAAGGGAGAAACTGGTGCTACAGGAGCAACGGGCGCTAAAGGTAGTACGGGAGACAGAGGACCTCAAGGAATACAAGGACCTCAAGGAATACAAGGACCTAAAGGGGATAAAGGTGATAAGGGAGATAAAGGAGATGCTGGACCACAAGGGCCTCAGGGTGTAAAAGGTGACACCGGTAGTCAAGGTCCTGCTGGTCCTAAAGGTGACAAAGGTGATACTGGTACTTTTGATAATGCCAGTCTGACCACAGTACCAGCTTTTGTTAGTTTGAATAGCAAGGTTGGTACTATTCAAACTAACGGTGGTGGAAGAAATCTGCTACGGTATAGCACCAATAAAGGTAATAAATTTCAACCTAATGTATCAAAAATAGACAATTATATTGTCTATGACACATCAAACGCTTATATGGAGCAAGGAAAGCAGTATACAGTCCATGCCGATGCTAGTGATGGCCTTGTATGGAGTAGCACACACAATCCTAGCGTTGAAAGTAGTAATGTTGTGTTATGGTTGACCGATAAGCAAGCAGTTACGCAAATCATATCAGATGCTAATACAGGTACTGGTACTACATTCACTTGGAATTATCCGTCTGGTACTTATTATTTACGTGTTAATACGTATAAAGCTGATAACAGTGGGTATGTCAAGAGAATTATGCTTGAAAAAGGAATAGTTGCTCACGATTGGCAACCTGCTCCAGAGGATACCAATATAACTAAGCTTGCTAAATCGGATTTACAGAATATATTGAATTGCGTAACAGATATTTTTCAGATTGATATGAAACGCTCACTCAATGCAATGAGTCATTATAACTATTTCAATGGCAGATCATTCTATCTTTACAACTACTCTTTTAAGGGAGCCTCAACAGAATATTATCCATATCAATCAGAAACAGGTACAAGTGCAACACTCTCTCCAATTCCCGTTGATCGAGGATCACTCGGGCATGGTGTACAAATTAGTTTTGACTTAGTGGCATCAGCTTCCGGTGGGACTTTTGTGCCAGTCTTAAATGGGTATCCAGTATCTGATTTAGGGCTACCTCCAACGTCAATAAAGAGTGGGACTAATTCATACTCGTTTTTTACTAAATTTCCGGCAGATACTGATTCAAGTAAAAATGTGGGATTTGGGCTTAAAGTTTCAGACTACACAGGAACCTTAAAAATATCGAATCTTGAAATAAATATTAATGATTCATTCACAGCAACACAATCAGCATATTCAATACTTAAATCTAAAATAAATTCTGCTGTTTCTTCAATGTCTGATACTGATACAGTTAATCTTTTTGGATCGGGCATTTTTGATGCTTTAAGCGACTATTTTGTTTCAAGAGATACTATGAATAACTTGATTGAAACAAATTTAACTTCTTCTATTTCTAAAACATCAAGTGGTATAGCTGAAACAAATACTTTAATTTCTAAATTTGCGTCCTCGACTATGGTTTTATCTCCATCTAAAATAAAAGGCGCAAATGTTTCAGCATTTGGTACTATGGATTATGGCGAAATTCAAACAGAAGCAAATAGTCTTAATCTAAATACGATAACAGTTTCTCTTTTAGTTAAAGCTAAGAGTGTTACTGATTCTAATCCCTATTGCACTGATGATGACTGGGCAAAAATGGAAAAGGACTGTGAGACTTTAATAGCACGTGGTTATAAAGTTTTGATACAGCCTTATCCATACATTGAAGGAGGAAAGTATGCTGAAACCGAATGGAAGCCCGATAATGTAACGACTTTCTTTTCAACTTATACAGCAATAATAGAAAAAATGGCAACCTATGCTCAAAAGGTTGGTGCATATGGGATATATGTTGGCACAAACTTGACTCAGATTGAGCCAAACGTTTCTCAGATGTCAACATTAATTCAAGATGCAAAAAGAATTTTTACTTCTGGTTTAATTTTTTATCGAACAAATTGGTGGGCTACTGCTACGTGGTCACAATCGACAATAGACGCTTATAATACAAGATTAAATTATGCTTTTTGGAAATATGTTGATGTGATTGCAGTCGCCGCTTACTTTGAAATAACCGATGAACTTAATCCAAGTTCTGAAACTTTGCAAAAGGAGTTATCATCAACAGAGCTTTATGCTCGTAAGCAAGATATTGTAACAGAAATAAAAAACTTTCATACAAAATGGAATAAACCAATATATTTTGGTGAGTTAGGCATTCCACCTTATTCAAATGCTCCTTCAAAGCCTTACGCTACACAAATGGATACAACGGCAACCTATAATGAAGCGGTTCAAGCCAATTGGTTTGACGCTTGGTATACTGTATTTAGCCAATTTGATTGGTGGCTCGGATATTCTATCTTTACAATTGCAGACAGTACCAGCCCATACAATCCATATGGAAAACAAGCATCTTCCGTTATAAGAATGCAAACGTTTGGCGGAGAAAGCAAGCCAAAAACTTCTATCTCCGTTTCAGAGCCAAGTGTTCCCAACACTAATGACATATGGTTAGTAGATGATGGAAACAAAAACATTACCGCAATAAAAAAATGGAATGGTACAAGTTGGGATAGATATGAGTTAAAACTTAGTTAATTATAAAAGTTACTATGTTAAGCATACCCTTGTAGGTATTAAAATAGTGTAGTAGCAACAACCTATGTTCAAGATATACTTGAAATAAGTTGATTTGGTATGTTAATTGTCACTATACTTATAATCTTGTTTACAGCCTTTTCTGCTAGTATGTAGGAAAGGTTTTTTATTTTACGTTGGTTTAATCCCCTATATTACAATTAGCGAAACCATGTGATAAGAAAGGGGAATGCAAGGGTCTAATGAATAAATTAAGTTTTATTTCAAGCATTCCTAGTGATAATGATACAACAATTTATTTAGTGCCTACTAATTCTCAAAAGAGCTTACAGTTCTTTAACGTGGAATTAAATATGCACTTTTATGATCTTAGTGGTAATAGTCGTTTAACTATTCCGGTAAATGCTAACGATGATGGTGTTTACTTTAAACTAAGCCAGTTATCTTCATTAGGACTAGGAACATATGCTTTTTATCTTAGTATGCGTTATTCAGACCATATGGAGTATTATCCTAGTAATACAGCGAAGTATATTACTTTGGCTTATAATAACAACAGATTAGTCTTTAAGAGTATCTTTACTCCCGAAGCTACTAATATTACTCCTCCCGATACGAGTAAGATTGTTGAACGCCAAGTTTTGCACGTCCATGATATTGATATTAAAGATATTAAGGTATCGACAATTGACTCTAATAAAAACGCTAATGTTTATCTAGATCAGTATGATGTTTTACATTTTGATATTCCTAAGGGTGAGACTGGTAAGTCTCTATATGAATTAGCACGGGACGCTGGTTTTACTGGTAGTTTTAAAGACTATGAAAAAACTTTAGTTGGTCCTACTGGTCCTAAAGGTGATCGTGGTTATAATATCTGGTTCGATACCCATGATTATGGTGAAAACTACCGTGGCTCTTATTGGACTGACTTAAAGGGATCTGCTCCCGATCGTGGACCACAGGTTAGCGACTTAGTGGTTTTAAGTAGTGGTCATTTAGTTCAAGTAACTGGTGTTAGTTACGGTGGTGTTCCCGAAGCTGGTGGAGGTACCTTTAATTATGGTCCTTACTTAGCTAACTTAGCTGGTGTAGCTGGACCAAAAGGTGATCGTGGTGCTACTGGTTTACAAGGTCCTCAAGGTAATACTGGACCTACTGGTCCACAGGGTCCTGTAGGTCCTGCTGGTAAGAACTTTAATATTAAAAAGACTTTTGATTCTGTATCTGCAATGAATGCAAGTAATGGCGCTGGATTTACTGACGGTGACTTTACAATGATTGCAAGTAATGTTAGTGATCCTGATAATTCAAAGCTTTATGTTTGGGACGGAAGTAAGTTTGTTTATATTTCTGACCTTTCTGGTGCCCAAGGTATTCAAGGACCACAAGGGATTCAAGGTATTCAGGGGGTTCAAGGTAAGCAAGGTTTAACTGGACCTCAAGGACCAAAGGGGGATAAAGGTGATACCGGGGCTACTGGACTCCAAGGACCCAAGGGGGATAAGGGTGAAACCGGACCACAAGGTCCTCAGGGTGTAAAAGGTGATACAGGTAGTCAAGGCCCGGCTGGTAGAGATGGTTTGGCAGGTCCACAGGGTAAGACAGGTCCACAGGGTCCTAAAGGAGAAACCGGTGCAACTGGGTCTCAAGGACCAAAAGGTGATCGAGGATTAAGTATCTGGTTTGATAAGTATGCTTATGGTGGTAGTAGTCCTAACCAATACTGGTCTGACTTGTATAATACTAAAGTAGGGTTTGGTCCACAGGTTGGCGATCTAATTATCCAGCCTAATGGTATGATTACCCAAGTAACTGCTGTTAATGCTAGTGGAGATGCTGGTCAAGGTGGTGGTACTTTTGATACGGGTGCTGTTATTGGTAATATGCAAGGTCATACCCCTGTTCGTGGTACTGATTACTGGACTGACGCAGATAAAAATGAAATTAAGTCTTATGTAGATGACGCAATTTTAAATGGAAAGTGGTGAGTAGATGAGTTTGAATGATATTTTAACGGTTCTACTCTAATAGATTGGAGGTGATAGCATGACAGTTAAGGATACTTTTACTTCAATGGCCGATCATCTACGTAGTGAATATGGTATTAATGATTTATTAACGACTAATCAGATTAAGGACGGTTTTAACGGGTTACACGTTACTAACCTAATAGATGATGGCCAGTCCTATGATTCAACAGTTGATAAGGTTGGTTGGAAACCTATAACGGGATTTCAGAAGTATGCTAATTTGATTCCAGGCAAATATATTTCAGTTTCATGTGATATTGAATGGTCTGGATATGATCCTAGTAAGGGTGAGCGCATTGGTATTGAATATGGAATAAAGTTTAAGAATAGTCCTGAATTTTGGCTAGAGGTATTTTGTTACCCTAAAACTTCTAATGGTTCTAATCACATAGTTGGTGGTGGACTATTACCACAGGACATTATTACAGGCTATGATGAAGGTAATTTTTACTCAATTGACTCGGGTGTATGCAAGATTACTAACCCCAAGATTTTTATAAATCCAATGGGGGGGAAAAGCAGTCTGAACTTGCTTAACCCATCCTTGTTTATGTTAGATCATAGTAAAATGCAGGGAACATTGATTACTTTTGATACCACAGGTCCTACTGATAGCTTAGGTCTTATCCGTCAGAATCATATCTATCCTAATAAAGGTAGTTCTTATAAATTATCCTTTGAAGCTATTGGTAGTGGGAATATAATGACATATGTATTTGGTGGTACAGTTGATAAGGGTTATCAAAGCAATGGTCATTTGATTACCTTAACAAATAGCTGGGATTATTATGAGCAATTAATCCCTGCTGATAATATGCCATTAAATGCAAATTTTAATTTTAGTGCAATTACTAATTGTAAGGGTAAGGTAGCTGATCTTAAATTGATAGAAGTTTGAATTTAACTAAGCTAAAATTAAAAGGCTTACTAAGATCAGCGACTTGTGATATAATAAGTTGTAAGAGTGGTAGTAACTCTACGGAGCCTACTGCGAGGGGTAAGTACAAGTCCCTATAAAGTACATTAAGACTAGTCTAAGTCCTACTCATGCTATTTGTGAGTTAGGGCTTTTCTTTTACAATTTTGTATTCTTTTCTTTGTATAGTGTTAATTCCCTATATTACAGTACAGGTGATAAGAATGACTTATGATGATGTTCTTATTAAACGTAAGAAGTTATTTAAGCATATGGATCGTAAGAGAGTGTTTAAACGTAAATCACATAATACCGAAACTCGTTATTGTGCTGTTTGTGGTCGTCCTCTTACATCCTATGTATTTAAGACAGGGGAGTTTGTTACCTCGGTTAAGCATATTCATTACTATGTAAATGGAACTTTTCTTTCTGGTTCTGTTTGCTATAGTCCACACAGTTGTTATCTGTATTTAAGAAAGGAAGTGAAATAACTTGTCTGGTTTAACAGATTCAATTCGTCAAATGATTTCAGCGGGAGAAACTGCTGATAAGGAACAAGCAACAGATAATATTAAACAAACAATTGAATTAGTTTCTAAGAAGCTTTTAGATCAGGCAATGAGTGGAACTTCTGAACTTGACGTTAAAGACTTAAAGGACTTAGCTTCTGTTTATACTTTATTACAGCAAACTTCTGCTGGCGATGATACGCAAACAGGTGCTCCGCAAGCCCCTGCTGGTATGAGTGATATTTTTAATGACTCTATCCCAGTCTATAAAGATCCACAGGATGAGAACAAGAAACGGGTGGATCAAGATGATTTAATTGACCTATCATCTAAGGATATTGATAAGATGGTATCAGATCAGTTTAAGGAACAAAATGACCTTAATTATAAAGCTAATGAAGCTTAATTATTGACTTATTAAATAATTATGCTATTATAATTTACAAGTCGGTCAAACTTACGTATGGTGTTTTTATTTTTAGGTAGCTATTGCAGTAGCTACCTTTTGCTATATAAGCAGTATATAAAGGATTAAAATTAGAAGTAGGAGATTTAGCTACTCCACTATAAAATAAATAATTAATTACAAAAACCACTTAAACTAAGAATAAATTTTAGGTTAGGTGGTTATTTTAGTTGATTAAGTTGTATAATAATGATTGTTTGAAAATTTTACCTACTTTACCAGACCATAGCGTAGATATGGTTTTATCTGACCTTCCGTTCGGATCAACTAGGAATCAGTGGGATCATATTATTCCAATGGATCAGCTTTGGGAGCAGTATAAACGCTTATTAAAAGTAGGTGGAGTAGTTGCTTTGTTTGGTGACGAACCTTTTTCATCTAGTTTAAGGCTATCTAATCCTAAATGGTATCGTTATGATTGGTATTGGATTAAAAATCGAGGTTCTGGTTTTCTTAACGCTAAGAGAATGCCTTTAAAAGCTGTGGAAACAATTTCAATTTTTAATCCTAAGCTTCCTCTGTATAATCCACAGATGACTGAGGGAAAGCCATATAGAGCTAAGAATGATACTAAAAGTAATAATTGGGGTTCTTATAAAACCAGTTGGACTACTGATAATAAAGGTACTCGTTATCCAGTTAACGCTATTCATTTTAATAAAATAGCAAAGACAATTCACCCTACTCAAAAGCCAGTTGATTTATTAGAATACTTAATTAAAACATACACTAATGAGGGTATGACTGTACTAGATAATACTATGGGTTCTGGGTCTACTGGAGTTGCTTGTAAGAACCTAAATCGTAGTTTTATTGGAATTGAAAAAGATCCAGATTATTTTAAATTAGCAAAGGAGCGATTAGATGGGAACGTGGATTAAATGCTTACTTTTTATCTATTTTAACAGCTTCTATTGTACAGTTAGGTTATCGTAATTTTAAGCGGGGTGCGAATGGTAAAACAAAAGATTATTAAATCTCCAATTAACTATATGGGCAGTAAGAGGCGTTTACTTCCTCAGTTGTTGCCAGAATTACAACAAGATAATATTGATACTTTCTTTGACTTGTTTGCGGGTGCTGGTAATGTTTCTTTAAATGTTAAGGCTCAATTTCATGTTTGGAATGATCTTTCTACTCCTTTGATTCAAATGTTCAGAGACTTATCTAGCTTAAATTCTTTGCAGTTTGAGGTTCTAAAGAGTATATCACTTAATCTAACTAGTAAAGACGAATTCTTAAAACTGAGATCTGATTATAATTCTGGTTATTTTGAATATGATTTTGATAAATCTATTTCTCTCTATCTGCTGATTATTGCTTCTTTTAATGGTTTGCCCCGTTTCAATAGAGCTTTTGAATATAATATGCCTTATGCTAATTCTGAACGGGTTAATAAGCGGTATTTAGAGAATAAGCTAAAGATTCTAGGTGACTTTATTAAAGTAATTAAAAATGGCTCTTACGGATTTACTAGTAAAAGTTATGATAAAGTAATTAACCTTAATACTGTTCATGATAATGATTTAGTTTACATGGACCCGCCCTATTCTTTAACTACCGCTACCTATAATGATGGCAAGCGGGGTCTTAATTGGACTGAGGAAGACGATGTTAAGTTAGTAAATTACTTTAATGATTTAACACAAGCAGGGGTTAAGACTGCGATGTCCAATGTGTTATCACATCGTGGAAAAGTTAATACAGTTTTAATGGAGTTCATTAAAGCTAATCCAGATCTTAAAATTGTTCATCTTAATATGGACTATTCTAATTCAACATATCATACTAAGTCTGGTAAAAGTGATGAAATTTTAATTAAAAACTATTGACAATAACTATTAAAGATATTATCATTATAAGTATAGATTTCAACATTGAAGTCTCCTTTCTAAGAATATTATAAATTGAAAAGTCTACGGTCTTCCTATCATCTTCAATAGGCTGTGGGCTTTTCTTTTTGTCTTTTTGGGATTATAATTAATTTAAATTAATGTGAAAAGAGCTCGATTAATGCAGACAAAAGAAAGTCCTAAAAAAGAACAATTACTTAAAACTGTTGTTTCTACTGGTTGCCCTTATTGTCATTCTCCTCATAAGGTAGAGTATTTGCCTGATAGTGGAATGGGAGTATCAATCGAATGCGATGACTTGCGTACTATTCAGCCTTATCTATCTGTAGAACATACAGGTAATTTTGACGAAGAAGTATTAGCTGATATTGTAGAGCAGATTGAGATTAAGTTTTGTCCTTTTTGTGGTAGGGAGTTGTAATTATGACGATTGATAAGTATATTGGAGGTCTAAATGCGAATCGATACACTGTATGAGGGTAATTCTATTGATTTGATCAAGAAGGTTGAAGATGAGAGTATCCATGCGATTATTTCTGATATTCCGTATGGTATTGGGTACGATGACTGGGACGTACTACACAATAATACTAACTCTGCACTCGGTGGTAGTTCTGAAGGACAGAATAAAAATGGTGCGCTTTTTGCAAGACGTGGCAAGCCGTTGAATGGTTGGAGTGAAGCTGACAAAAAGATTCCATTAGAGTATCAACAATGGGTAAATAATTGGGCTTCTGACTGGCTTATAACGTTAAAGCCGGGTGGTAGCGTGTTTATCTTTGCAGGGCGTAGATTTGCACATAGAGCTGTTGTCGCTATGGAAGACGCTGGGTTTACTTTTAAAGATATGATTGCATGGCAAAAAAAACAAGGCACCGCATCGTGCGCAACATATTTCTTCTATCTATAGTAGGCGTGGTGACTATGAGAATGCTGAAAAATGGTCTGATTGGCGTGTAGCTAATACAAGGCCATTATTTGAGCCAATTCTATGGCTTCAAAAACCATACGAGATAGGAAAGACTTTGGCTGATAATGTGTTAAAATATGAAGTTGGTGCATGGAATGAGGCAATAATTGACAAGTACACTACTTTAGTTGATGTGTTACCTGAATCAAATATTATTAGAGTCAGTGAGCAAACTAGTGATCATGGATTTCACCCAACACAAAAACCTTTGAATTTAATGAAGATGCTAGTTGAATTAGTTACAATTCCGGGACAAGTGGTACTTGATCCATTTATGGGATCTGGAACTACACTGGTTGCATCGAAGCAACTGGGACGACACTATATAGGATTTGATATGGATCATAATTTTGTTGAGATAGCTAAAAAACGGTTACATGATTCATTTTAGAAAGATATTTCTTAAATTAAAAGATGCTGTGTAGTAAATACGTGTACATAGTGTCTTTGTGTATAGTGATAGCTCCAGTAGGTAGATTGTTCCATTCTATTATATTTTTAGTCTTAGCTAAATAATTAGCTAGGGCTTTTTTATTATGTTATAATAATGAATGTGCAAAGGTGGTGATAGCTGATTAGTTTAAAAACAATTTATAAAAAGTCCTTGCAAAAGGTAGTTGATAATACTAGTGCTGAGACGTTTTTGCCCGATATTGATCGGATTATGCTAAAGTATAAGCACTTAGGCTTGACTAAAGAGCAACAAATGAAGATCTTAGAACAGCTTAGTCTTGCTATTGACGTAGAAGATTAGTAGAGTTAACGCAAGAGATTAGAGAGGAAGATGATAATTAAGTGGACGGTAAACAATTAACAAAGTTGGCTAGGTCAATGTTTAATTTAGGTCCTAAAGACCCTATCACGGTTGACCAATTGAATTATGTGTTGGGTATGAGTAGACCTAGTAACTATCTTACTTCAACATCATACGATAAAGGGTAAACCTATTAACCTTTAATGTACCGGATCATGACACTACAAAAGCGCTTTCACATCGTCCTTGGCAAAAAATGGTTATTGACGATGTTAATTATCCAGATCTGTGCGTAATTAAAAGTCGACAGT